TTTTAGGTCCTATAAGGAAGAAAGAATTAGTACTTTTTGTTTACATCTTTAAGTGCTTTTCTGTTTTACAGTTTACAGTCTTTTTCTTTCTTATAGGACTTAAATAAATACTTTAGTGAAACTTTATAATCTATTGATTATCAAGGTTTTAGGTTTAAAGGATTAAGGTGTAAGGGGACTAAACCAACCACCCCTAATATTCACTATAATCTACTCTCTAGTCTTTTTGTTAACAACAAATAAGATGATAGCATTTTATACTTTCTTATCACAACTATTGTTGTTTTATTTAGTATAAAATATCAGTAAAATACATAGTTAAAAAACAATAAAAACATAACAATTATGAATCCATTAAATATTAAATCAGGATGGTGGGTATCTACAGATGAAAGATATGTCACATGTTATAATACAAAAGAAGAAGCTATTGCTCATATTAAATTTCAAAAAGAGCATATGCATTCAACAGCAAATTGGTATGTAACATATATTAAAATAAACTTTGGAGAACATATAAGTTTTCCATCAAATAAGTAATAATTATGGCAATTATCAGAGAATTAAATAAAGTAGAGAATACATTATTACATGATGCTATTCTCTTAACTACTCTTGTAGATAACAACAAATATAAGTTTAATAAACTTTATGTTGATCCTAATAGAGAATGTGCAGTGTATTTTAAAGGAATTTTATCTTATAAAGATATGCAAGCTTTCTTTTTCAATTTAAGAGAAGATATAACATCTTCATCAAAAATTGAAGATGAAATAGTTATGGCTTTTAAAGACTATGAATATGGAGAAGATTATACTACAGCTATCTATACTAGAGATGGTTGGAAATATTAACAATAAAGTAGGTAGTACTCTAGTACTATCTACTTATTAACAATTTAAATTATATAGTTATGTTAGTAGAAGTTTCTTTAAAGAGTTTTCAACTCTTAGCACAATTACCTAGTGCTAAAGTTGTAGAGCAATATGATGATGCTGCTCCAGTAATAGAGTTAGGTGATAATAAGAGATATTTCTCTTATATAATAAATCTAGAATGTATGAATGAAAGTAGATGTTCTAGATTTACAAGACTAGAGCAATTAGAGATGCTAGGAGTTCATGTGAACAACAACAGAATTTATAGCTCTTATAACTCTAGATTCTAAATAATATAAGGAGGTAGCACTTTAGTACTACTTCCTTTTAATATTAATCATTATGAATAAAAAAGATTTTTATACATTTTATTTCTATACAGAATTAATAGGTACTATTATAGTAGCTATAATTTTAGGTTATATTACATTTTATATTTAAGAAATGAAAAAATTACTTTATATTATAATACCTATTGGTATTTTAGCAGTATTAAATATGCTAACTGATGAACAGTGTATCATAGTAGGTTGGATATTTATAGGTATTTGGATTATTAAAATATTAACAGAAAAATGAAAAAAAAGTATTTAATAACATTCTATCGAATATTTAAGCCTAACTATTATTTAGTTAGAACTATCAATGCCTCTAAAACTATAGAGGAAGGTTATAAGGATTGTAGAGCTTTTGCTCTAAAAAAGCACTTATTGAAAGGTAAGTGCATTTGGTTTAAAGTAACATTAAAAAAGTAATAAATTATGAGAATTATCAATGAGAAAGTAGCTACTTGCTACTACAAGAGTGAAAGAACTGTTGTTCGTAATAATCACTTGAAAGTGATTACCAAAGAAATAGAATTAATCTTCTGTGAATGTAAGGCAAAGAGTACTTATTATTCATATAAGAGTAAGGCTAAAAAGAAATTATTTAAGGATTAAGTTGTTGTGTTATAATTTTCCCTCATAGTTAATGAATACTCTAGTATTTGTTACTATGAGGTTTTTAAATATATAATTATGTATAAATTTAAATTATTAGATAGTGAAGGCAAGTTTATCAAATCTTTTGTAGATTATAAATCTGCAAATCATTACAGAAATATGTACAATAGACCTGATTGGTCTATTGCTAGATATAATTATTAAAATATAACATTATGAAAAAATATAGTTCATTATTCTTTTTTACTTTTATGCAGTTTGCTTATATTATAGCAACTGCAATGTGTTTCTACTTACTATTATATAAAGGAACACAAGTTTTTGTACCATTAATTCTCCTGATTATTGCAGGAGGTATTAATAGTTATTGTCTATTTAAGACAATTAAAAATGAGATTTAATTTTAATTAAATATTGTTTGTAAAAATGATTGTTAGTCCTGTAAGGAGATAAATAACTCTAGTTTAGCTAGTAAATATTAGTCTTTGTTTATTCTCTCTTACAGGACCCAACAATTTTAAGTCAATTCTTAGTTATATAACTATCAATTCTATTTATACAAAATCTTGGTAAAATATGATACACTACATTATTGAATGGAATAATGGAGCCAAAGAGTCAATTTATGGCTCTAATTATATTAATGCTCTTAGACTTAATGGTATTACTCCTGAAATGGAACATAATATCATTGACTATGAGATAGTATAAAATAATAAAACTATGAAAGTATAATTATCAAACATGAAACATTTTTTCATATTATATAATAGGAGGAGAGATTTTATTAATCTCTCTTCTTATATGTAGTACTATTTATTTGCATTATCAATCACAAACAATTAATAAACAAAGAGAATTTATTAAAGAATTAATATCTAAATATTATAAGTTTGAAGAATATAAAGAAGCTATTAAATTAGCTGATATTATATTTGAAATAATAATATATGGGATAATGACAATTCTGAGATAATGAATGAGTATATTAATATAAGAAATAATATTGATAATACATTTTATGAAGATTTTCATAATAATGCATTATTAGATAGTATTTCTTATATGTATAATGAATAAACTATAATAATTATGAAAACATTAGAGAAATTAAGAGAAGAATACAATAATCTTAATAAAAAGCGAAATGCTATTTATAAAAAAATTGTAGAATTAGAACGACAAGAAGTAACTAATGCATTTACTGTTGGTGAATGCTATGTAGATACTTATTGTAAAAGTTTTAAGAAAGTTATAGCATTAGATGGAAATGTACTCTATTGTGTAGTAATAAATAACGAGAATATTCTAAGAGATTTTTATTATTTATATAGTACTAGATACTGGAAAAAGATTACATCGGAACAATTTAAAGATATTTATCTTGCTGTTTTGAAAGATATTCAAAATCCAGATTTAGATGATAATAAAAAATCTAATTGGGATATAGTTTCAAAATCTATTATGGAGTCTTAAATAAAGAAAAATAATATGGAAGCAAAGATTAATATAGCAGAAATCCTTAGAAATAAACCTCGTGGTATCAGACTATACTCACCAATATTTGGTAATTGCACATTTTGTTATATACGTGAAGATACAAATGACATCTGTGTAAAGAAATACTATGAAGTAATAGAGTATTTTAACTCTGAAGGCTTATACTTTACTCTCGGAGAAGTAATGCTATTTCCTTCTAAAGAAATGAGAGTCTGGGATAAGTTCGCTTGGAAGAAAGGCGATGCATTGTCTTGCGGAGTTGACAACCTCTGTATCTTCGAGAAGTGGGCAAATGAAGAGTACACTGAGTTTTATGCAAAGTTTGTAACTCCTAATTATAGTGGTAATACCTTCAAAACGGAGAAATGGTCTAAGGAGACAAACGAGGCCGTCATCAAGCAATATGTATCCAATATTGAGGGGTTCAAAGGAGGTAAGCTAAACCTCACAACATTGGAAATTGAGAAGACTCAGCCAGAGTTCAAGGTTGGAGATATAGCTTTTGCCGATTATAGTAATAGACAAGATGTATTTATAGTATCAGATAAAACTAATTTATCAGAAGGTTATAACTCATTCATTTCTTTAGATTTAAGTGGTTTAACTTTGAATATGGGTTACAGAACTAGTTTCTTTAAGAGTGACCTTTGTAAACTTCGCCTTGCCACGGAAGAAGAGAAGCAGCAGCTCTTTGATGCCCTTGCAAAGGAGGGCAAGGCTTGGGATGCTGAAAAGAAACAGATTGTGGATTTGAAGCCAAAGTGCGAGTTTAAACCATTTGATAAAGTTGTAGTTTTTGATGAACTCGCTAAAAAATGGGAATGCAGTATGTTTAGTCATTATTCAAAAAATTATGAAGGTAAAGAAGTTGTTACCTGCATCGGAGGTTGTACATATTTTAAAGTATTACCTTATAATGAAGAAACTGCAAAGCTAGTAGGTACAAGAAATAACGTGGAGGATTAAGTATGATAGACAATAAGAAAATAGAAGAAGCTGCTAAGCATTATGCGGAAGAAACATTTATTTCCGGATATTTGCAAGCTATCTATATAGAAGGCTTTATGGGTTGTGCTAAGTGGATGCAAGAAGAGCTCCTTAAGGACTTATGGCATCCTGCTAATGAAGAGCCGAGAAAAGATGTTTCCATTATAGTAGAAACACATAATGACAAGAATATGTTTTACTATGCTTGGAACAGATGGCAAGATAACTTTTATCCATCGTGGACTGACGCAGTTCTTTGTAGTAGAGTTTCTCGTTGGCTTTATATTGATGATTTATTTCTAAAGAAAGGAGGTAAACAATGACTAAATGGTACTCTGCAAAAGAAGTTCCAAACTACAAAGAATGGATTCTTACAGAATGGTATGATGGAGACGATGGAGGTATTAGGTATGAAACTGATTATCTTTACGCTTTTATTTATTGGAAAGATTATGTAAAGAGAAATAATATCACAAAGTGGTGCTATATTAAAGATATAAAAGACTAGGCGTATGAAAGAGCTTAAAATTAGAGAAAGAATAACTACCTTCGAGCATAAATAGAAATAATATGAATATAGAAAAATTAGAAAGAGCAAACATCTTAGCAAAGAGTTTAATTCCTAAAGTAAATGAACTCTTAAATATATCTCCAAAATCAACTCGTAGTAGTATTGCTGATGCTATTTTGGGACTTTTAGCATGTGATAAAGAGTTTAAAACAAAATTCAAGCAATTTCTAAATGAAACAAAACAAAGATTTCAGAAAGAGTTTGATAAGCTGTAATTAACAACCCTCTCCTTGGCAACAGGGAGAGGGTAAAAAGAAAAGAATATGAACGCAGATAAAATAACATTAGCTAGCTATATCGTATATCTCCAAGGTATGTATAAACGATATGGCAATATAAGTATTGCGCAACTAAAGTATATAGAAAGAAACAGAAAAAAGGAGGGTAAGCAATAAGTAAAGAAAAAGCTATTGAGAAAATACAATATGCTGCAATGCAAGTTGCTTCTGTATATGCATGTTCTGCTATCTTTGATGAAAAGACAAAGGTAATAGAAGGCAGACAGAAAGAACTTGAAAAAGCGGTTGTCAATTTGCATGATGCACTTAAAGAGTTGGAGGATGAATAATGTATAAAATAAATATTAAAGAGTCAATTCTAGAGATTATCAAAAAGAATAATCTAGAAATACTAAAAATAGACTTAATGAATGATGAAGAATCTTTTGTTAGGTCTTATAATAAAGAAAGAAACGAGTTTTGTAAAGCTTATACTACTCTAAGAGACTTAGATTTTGAAGTAGAATCTATCTTTATGCATGATGAGGTTCGTGGTGCAGTATATTGTCGAGATAAAGATACTAAAGAACCAATATGGATAGTGTCTCGTGGAGATGAAGGAGGTTCTTGGTGGGAAGTTAATAGAGTTCCTGAGTTCTATAAAGATAAGGAGGGTAAGTAATAAGTAGAGAAAAAATAATTAATAATTATTAATTTATCATAAACTATATGGTAATAATAGCTAATATATTTTGTTTTATTTATATATGTATAATAATATATATATTAAATGAAATATTTAAAATGAAATAGAAAACACTAGTAATTATAATATAACAAATAAAGAAATTTAATAAGAGTAAAAGTTTTTATCTTCTATTTTAATACTCGCATAAACAATATAAATAGAAGTAATAATAGTATTTTCTATAGTCCATTATGCAAAGAATTAGGATGACTATAAACTCTAATTTACGTGATTTTGAAACTAAGATTTTAAGAGAAAAAGCTAGTGAGTTCTTACTATTTCTTATTATTAAAGAAAAGTGACTTTTACATAACAGTTTTCAATAGTAAAACTGTTAATTTTAATATTTAAAAATATATGAAGAATAAAAAATTACATGACATTATGAAGCATAGTAATGATGTCACTAAAAAGTTAGTAGAGATTAATAACTTAGATAATCCTAAAGAGATTGCTAAGATTAATCAGATTACTGATTTATTTATCTCAGTTAAGAGTAATAAAAAACTATTGCAATTATTAACAATAGCAGTAGATATGGTAGTGGATTATATTAAAGAAAATAATAATAAATAATAAATAATTATGGATATTAAGGCAAGTGTGAACATTTTTGAAGGAGGAGTTGAAGATTCAGTAAATTTCTCTGTTAAGAGTGAAAGATATGATAAGAAAAAAGGAATTAAAGTTAAATCTAATTTTGATATTAACTTTAAAATGAGTCCTACTCCTACTAGAATTAGAATATTGAATATCAATAATGAAGCTTATGATTATATGACCTCTAAAGAGTGTCCTAAATGGAGTAAGAAAGCAGAATGGTTATCAATGTCTAAGAAGAAGAGATTTGAAGCTCATCTTAGTAGAATTGCTAATGATTTTAGAGGTAAAGTAGTACATTATGAAGTATTTGAAGATTAGGTGATATAGTACATATATTTTACGTTTTAATTTTTGGGCTGAAACTAGTTAATATAGATAGTAGTCTGTTGTGAAACACACTACTATCATTTTAAAAGTTTAAAAAATATGATAAGAATTATAATAGCAATTATTTTTATTATTGTCTTATTATACTTATATAATAAATATCATCCTCAAATTGATATTATTCCATCTAATGGAAATTATATAATGATTATATGGTATTATACTAAAGATAATAATGGAAATTATGTAAGAACTTATAAGAAGTTACTTACAATATAAATAAATTAATTATGAAGAATATAAGAATTAGTTGTGGTTGTGCATTATATATACTTATTATAATAGCAATGTTATGTTTTACTACTATTAAATGCTGTGCACAAACTATAACTCATGTAACTTTGACCTGTTATCAACCAGTTAAAAGTCAATGTGATAATAAACCATTGATTACTGCTGATGGTAGCAAGATAAATCTACATCATTTAAAGAATAATAAAATTAAATGGTGTGCAATCTCTAGAGACTTACTATGGTTATTCCCTAAGAATAAACCTAAAAAAGTATATATTGAAGGATATGGAGTATATCTAGTTAAAGATATTATGAATAAAAGACATAAACATAGAATAGATATACTTATACATCCTAAAGATTCAAAGAGAATTAGTATTAATAATGTTAAAGTAAAGATATTATAATGTGTTTTGTAAAAACTATTGATTTTATTAAAGATTATAGACATTATATTACAGAAATTCTTAATAAGGATATAATTGTTATAAAAATATTATATAAAGAACCTATAAATAGATTTTTCTTTAAAAAATATAACTACTATAGTCCTTATGAAGGTTATAAGTATATTAAAGGTAAATTAAATATTAGTCCTTTAGGGATATTTATTAATAAAATGTCTACTAATTGTGATTATAGAATAGTAATTAATGAAGGCTTTCATAGTTTTCGTATTAAAAAAGATGCTAATGATTATAAAACTAAGTTATTTAATGATTCAAAAGCTGTTTTATGTAAATGTATTATTCCTAAAGGTAGTACAATAGTTTATAATGATTCAGAAATAGTATCAAATCAAATTATTTTTATAGAAGAATTAAAATAATGACAAGAGAAGAAGCTGCTAATAATGCTTTAAGTAAGGTATTATTAGTAAAATCTACTATCTTATATCTTGGAACTGGTTATGGCAAGAGCTGTATAGCTATAAAATGTATTAATAAGATAGCAGATTTTAATTTTAAACAAAATGAAGAAGAAACTACTGTCAGTATTATTGTTCCTAGACAGGCATTAATAGAAAATTGGAAGAATGAAATAAAGAAATGGGGATGTAATACTGATAAAATAGAGATTCTCTGTTATGATAGTATTCATAAGGTTAATAAGTATAGTGACGCAATAATATTCGATGAATCACATCATTTAAGTGAACTTAAAAGAGAATATCTTGATAGTATTCTTAAGATTAATCCTAATGTTAAATTATTGTTTTTAAGTGCTACAATTCCTCGTGATATTATGGATTATATGAAGTCTTTAGGTACTTATAATATAGTTAAAGGTAATATTGCAGATGGTATTAAAGATGAAGTATTACCTACTCCTATGATTTATACTATTCCATTGTACTTAGATAATATTAAATGTGCAGAAGAAATAGTAAAGAATCCTAGATGTAATAATCCTGTTATCTGTAATTATATTGAAAGATGGAATTTTATTAAAAGATTTACTTCAAGAAAGATTATTATTAAATGTACTCAAAAGCAATATTATAATGAGTTAAGTGATAAGATTGATTGGTATAAAAGAAAATTTATGTTTAATAAAACTGTTATCTTTAAGAATAAATGGCTTAGAGCAGCAGGAGAAAGGATTAAATGGCTTTCAGAACAGAAAGTAGATATATGCCAGTCTATTATTTCTCTCTTACAGGACCAGAGAGTACTCTTATTCTGTAATAATATTGAACAGTCTTTAAAGTTTAATGATTATGCTCCTATTAATAGTAAGAATAAGAATGCTTTAAAGAATCTTGAAGACTTTAATAATAGTAAGATTAATCATATTTCCAGTGTTAATATGCTTTCAGAAGGTATGAATTTAACTAACTGTAGAGTAGGATTATTTTGTAATTTAAATGCTTCAGAAATTCTCTCACAACAGAAGTTTGGTAGATTACTAAGACATCCTAAACCTATAGTTATTATACCTTATTTTAAGGATACTAGAGATGAAGAATTAAAAGATAAAATGCTTAAGGATTATGATAGTTCTATGATAAAAGAAATTACTGATATTAAAGATATTAAGCTATGAGATTTATTATAGATGATAAGATATGTGAGAAGTATAATCTTACTGCACAACAGGTATTTATACTTCTTGCATTGCAATGTCAAAATGATAAACTATATGAAGATTTAATTGAGAAAGGATTAATTACTAAATGTAATTATTCCCTTTTTGAGTTAAATAAGAAATATAGTGTTATTAATAAAGGTATTAATCTCTGTAATTCTGTATTACTTGATAGTAGTAAAGGTACTAATAAAACAATTAATCCTGTTGATATTAGATGTCAGAACTTAGCAATAAAACTAAGAGATATATATCCTAAAGGTAAAATGCCAGGAACTAATTATTATTATAAAGGTAATATAGAAGATATTAGAAAGAAATTACAAAGTTTCTTCTTAAGATATCCAAATTATACAGATGAACAAATAATTACAGCTACTCAGAAATATGTTAATTCTATGAATGGTAATTATACTTATCTTAAATTATTAAAATATTTTATTTGGAAATCTGAGATAAAAGATGGAGAACAAGTAGTAACTTCAATTCTTTCTGATTATATAGAGAATGAAGGTCAAGAAGATAATATTAATAATGATTGGACATCAGAATTAAAATGAAAGAGGAATTTACAACATATGAGTACTTCAAGGAAGATACTCCTATTAATATTGAGAAATAATTTATTGTTTAATTAATTAAATATAAAGTAAAATGAATAACAACATTGAAACATTTAAGTTGCAGCATGTAGCTCTTGAGTTTAAGGTAAATGAAGTAAAGCAGACAGTAACTGCTATTGAAAAGTTTATTGTACCTAAGTTTAATTTTAAGTTTACTACAGTAGGAGTGTCTAAGCTTAATACTGAGAAGGGTGATACTTTTGATGTAGAAACAGGTAAGAAACTTGCAAGAGCTAAAGCTGAAAAGGAAGCTTTCTCTAGATTTAAGGCAGAAATGAAGAAGTTCCTTAAGTGGAATATGGCTCTTGATGAGAAGATTTCTGCTACTATTGAGAAGATGGATAATTATATTGCACATCAGAAGGAATATATTAAGACATTCTAATGAGTTTAAGAGAGAGAGTATATGATAATCTAGTTAAAAGAAGAAATAGAATACTTGAAGGTAAAATTAATTGTATTCCTTCTTCTTTTACTAGATTTAGTGAAGACTTTATTGGTATAGAACAGAGTACTTATTATTGTATATCTTCTTTTACTAAAGGAGGGAAATCACAATTTACTTCATATACTTTTATCTATAAACCACTACTTTATTGTTATTATAATAAAGAGGTAGGAGCAAATCTTAAGGTCTTATATTTTCCTTTAGAGGAAACACCTGAAAGAATTCTTCAGAGATTTGAATGTTGGCTCCTGTACGAGTATAGTGGACATAAATTAAGAATATCTCCTAGAGATTTAAGAAGTACAACTACTGCTGTTTCTCAAGAAGTATTAGATTTATTGCAATCAGATGAAATTCAAGATATTATTAAATATTTTGAAGAACATGTTATATTTCCTGAAGAGAAACCTAATCCTACAGGTATTCTTAATTACTGTAAAAGTTATGCTAGACAACATGGTACTGAATATACTAAAAAGGGTAAATATAAAGATGAATGGGGTCAAATAAAAGAAACAGAAGTATTTGACCATTATGAACAGGATGACCCTAATGAATATAGGTTAATTATTATTGATACTATGAATCTTATAGATACTGAAAGAGGTATGACTCTTAAGCAATCTATGGATAAATTATCAGAATATTTAGCTAAATATTTAAGAAATAGATATAAGTTTTCTCCTGTAGTAATTCAACAGCAAACTTTTGAATCTGAAGGTAATGAAGCTTTTAAGTTAAATAGATTAAGACCTAGTGCTCAAGGTCTCGGTGATAGTAAGTATATAGCAAGAGATTGTAATGTACTATTAGGTTTATTTTCTCCATTTAGATTTAGTTTAGATTCATACTTAGATTATAATATAAAGAAATTTAAAGATAATATCAGATTTCTTGAAGTATGTATAAACAGAGATGGAGAAATGGGAGGTATTGCTCCTTTATTCTTTGATGGTGCAGTATGTGCTTTTGATGAATTACCATTACCTAATAATAAAGTAGAATTAGAAAAGGTATATAAGTATTTAGATAAGATAAGAAGTAAACAAACAGTTAATACTACTATAAGTATGTTTGTTTGTGGTATAATAAAAAGAGTTAAAGATTTGCTAGAGTAAAATAAATATAGTACTTTTGCAATTCATTTATAAAGAGTAGAAGTTAAAATGGCAAAGATTTTAGTTTTAGCAAAGTCTGGATTTGGAAAGACTACTAGCTATTGTGGTAGAAAGAAGTTAGATATTAAAGGTTTAAATCCTAAAGAAACTTTTGTAGTACAATGTATTGGTAGAGCTGTTCCTAATCCAGAGTTTAAGTTGTGCCCATCTACTAATTTGATGGATATGGCTAAAGGTAATAGAATGCAGATTGATAGTCTTAATGGACTTGATAGATTCAAGAAAGTAGCAGAAATTATTGATACTTTTAAGAATCCTAATTGCCCTTATAAGAATATTGTAATTGATGATTTTAATTATCTTGCACAAGATTTTTATATGGCAAATGCAATGAAGGGAGGATGGGATACACCAAAACAAATAGGTTATGGAATGGGTCTTATCTTTGATTCATTTAAAGGGTGTCCTGAGAATAAGAATATTATCTGTTGTGCTCATTATGAAGAGTATAAAGATAAGAATGGAGACTCTATTTCATATAAGTTTAAAACTACTGGTAAGATGGTAGCTTAGTCATCTGCCATTATCTATCTAACTGCTGAAATACCCTTAGAGCCTTTAGTACTGCTATTATATAGTAATATATAATTTGCACCAACTTTAATGTGTTGGGTATAGTAAAAATCTAAAGGATTGGGCAACCGAAGTAAATACAATTCTGATTGTATAGAGCAGCCAAGTTTCCTATAAGGAAGAAGGTTCATCGACTATCCTCTGTTGTGGAGGAGTACATTTGTAACATGATTAATTATAAGTGGAAATGGTAGACATTAGACCCGTTAAAATTTATGTCTTAAAACATCCTGATACTCTTGAAGTAAGATATGTAGGAAAAACTGTTAGAAGTCTTAGTAAAAGGTTAGGTAATCATATAGCTAATGCTAAAGGTAATAAGCATAATAAGCATTTATCTAATTGGATTATTAATATACTTAATAATAATAAAAAACCTATAATAGAATTACTTGAAGAATGTGATTATTCTGTATGGCAAGAAAGAGAACAATATTGGATTTCTCAATTTCCTAACCTTATTAATTTAACTAAAGGTGGAGATGGTTGTCTTGGATTTATCCAAGATAAATCTACTAAAGAAAAATTAAGAATAGCTATGACAGGAAGAAAACATACAGAAGAGTTTAAACAGAATATGAGTTTAAGACTTAAAGGAAAACCTCTTTCAGAAGAACATAAAGCTAATATAGGAAAAGCTAATAGTGGTAGAAAAGCTACTGAAGCTACAAAACAAAAACTTTCAGAATCTCATAAAGGAATAAAACAGAGTGAAGAATCTAGAAAGAAAAGAAGTGAAACTATAAAAGCTTGGTGGGCTAAGAGAAAGTCTAATGAAGAGATAGTCAATTCTTAATAGAAATATTAAGTAGGGTAGAAAAAGTTTAATCAACTTTATATTACTTCTATCCTAGGTGTAAAAAGGGATGACTATATTACACCTGAAGGGAAGTTTGATATTGTCTTATTTGGTAAAGTAGGTTATGATGCAGAAAATAAAAAACCTATCAAGCATTTTGTTAAAGAGTTTGATGGTGAATATCCTGCTAAAGATAGTCTAGGTGTACTTGATGATTTGCCAGATGAAATTCCAAATGATTTATCTATTGTAATAGATAAGATTAAAGAAGTATATGGATAGAGAAAAAATAGTTAATATTGCTACTTCTATATTAGTAAAAAAGAGTATTAATCTACAAGATATTATATTATTATTAGATAGTTATTGTACTGAAAATAAAAAAGAAAGAAAGTATATAGATTTGTTTATTAAAACTCTAGTACAATTACCTTATGATATATATAGTAATCTTGTAGATATTGCTCTTAAATACTATATGAAAAAGTATGCAGTATGTATATTAAGGAAAGAAGATAATCTTAATTCTATATTTAATAGAAGAACACAAGATAACATATTATTAATATATTAAAATTAAAGTAAAAATGAAAGATTTAACAAAGTTGACAAGTCGTGAAATTGCAAGTATTAAGCGTATTTTCTTGAATAATCTCCCTATGTATAAGAAGATGGAGACTATTAATAAGAAGATTGAAGAGCTTAATAATGAGCTTAATGATATTAATACATTCATTGAATCATCAGAGGCTGGTGTAAAGAATCTTACTGGTTATACATCAGGAGAACTTATTAGTTGTGAGTATATTCCTCAGTTTAATGAAGATGGTACTCCTAAGATGGATAAGGAAGGTAAGTATCAGCAGAAGAAGAGAGTACTTACTTTTGTTATTCCTGTACAGGAGCAAACAAATGATAATACAGAAAAGATTATGGACCCAGAGTTTGAAAATGAGAATGATTTGAAATCTGAAGAAGAAGTATTCCCAGATAATCTCAATAATGTAGAGAATGTGTAATTAAATTATTAACAATTAAATAAAATAAAAGAAATGAATAGTACAGTTTGTTTGATGAGTTTTGGTAAAGTTCAAGAGACTACTGAAGCTACTGAATTTAAGAAGTATATTGGTATTGCAGGATGTAAGGTAGTAGCATTTAATCCTACTAAGGAAGAACTTAGTAATCTTTATGGTAGAGAGATTACTAAAGACCCTGAGTATTATGGTGTTATGAAGGATAATGATGGTAATGAAATTCAAATGGCTTATCCTACATTTATCTTGAAGTCTGACCCAGAGACTAACAATGGTATTGAAGAATTCTTCCAAGCTAGATTCTCTATTCAGAATAGAATATTTACTAACAAGGATAATACTAAGTGTCAGGTAATTGATGCTTATGGTAGAACTGCTTGGGCTACTCAGGAAGATGTTAAGAATAAGACTATTCCTACATATAATGATAAGAATACTGGTGAACCTAAACCTTTTAGTATTAGTGCTAATTATAGACCTGCATTTAGAGGTGAAGAAGCTCTTACTATGTTCTTGCAGAATTACTTGAATATTCCTTCTTGTCAGAAGTATATTAATGGTTCTTGGGTTATGATTGATAATCCACAGGATGCAGAATGTAGATTGGACCATATTGCTGACTATTTCAAGGGTAATATGTCTGAACTTAAGGATTGTATTACATTGCAGCCTAATAATAAGATTAAGGTTGCTATTGGTGTAAGAACTACTGATGATGGTAAGCAATACTCTACAGTATATACTAACTTTACTATGAAGAATAGTAGTAGTTCTACATCAAAACTTGAAGCAGATATTCAGAATAAGAAGAATAATGGAAGTCTTGCTACTACAGAGTTTGACTTTAAGCCTCTTCACGAATATACTGTAACAGAAACTAATTTTGGTACTGAGAATAAGGAACTTCCTTTCTCTGCACCAACAGATAATCCTTGGGCAAATGCTTAATATATTAATAATATGATTAGTAATGGATATACTTCAGCAACTTTAAAAGACATATTAAGCAAGGTAGATGAAGGTCAAATACTTAATTTCTACTTTGGTATTACACAAGTTCCTTTTAAGATGAATAGTCCTTTAAGAACTGATTCCAAGCCATCATTTGGTATATATTCAAGTGATGGTGTACATATTCATTATAAAGACTTTGCAACAGGGGAACAAGGGTCTTTATTTGATTTACTTATGCAAATCTATAAAATTAGTTTTATAGAATTAATAGATAAGATAAGTAAAGATATGAATATTAATACTCAGCAGATTAATATCTCTAAATCTCAGATTAAACATAACTTAATTACAATAAGTAATAGTCAAATTAGACTAGAGGTTAAGATTAGAGAATGGAGAAATTATGATATTGAGTATTGGGAATCTTATGGCTGTAATATAAATCTATTAAAGTATACTGAAGTATATCCTATTAGTCATAAAATAATATATAAAGATAATAAGAGATATACATTTGCCTGTGATAAACTGGCATATTGTTATATTGAAAGAAAAGAAGGAAATATTACCAAGAAAATCTATCAACCATACAATAAAAATGGTTACAAATGGACATCTTCCAATAACAAGAGTGTTGTTGGTTTGTGGTCTAAAATACCAGAGACAGGAGATACATTGTTAATATGTGCATCATTAAAGGACAGCGTTTGTCTATGGTCTAATATTCATATACCCTGTATTTATGTTCAATCAGAAAATACAGAGTTAAGTGATTCTGCGATTTGTTGTTTACAAAAAAGATATAACCATATTTATATTGCATTTGATGGAGATTCAGCAGGTGAAACAGATGCCTATAATCTTAGATTGAAAACTGGTTTTGAAATAATTCATTGTCCTATAATTGATAAGGCAAAGGATTGGTCAGATATATATCATTATTTTGGTAAAAATAGACTTATTAAAGAGTTTAATGAGGCTTTTAATAAAGTTAAAATGCCAGATATGGATAATGATTTACCATTCTGATAACACAAAATAAAAATTAAAGTTTAATATATTAAATTTAAAGTAAAATGGAAACAAGAAAAATCACAATTATTTCTACAAAGAATCATAGTACAAAGGTTATTAATAGTGCAGCAACTACATTGGGTGAGCTTAAGACTGACCTTGATAATGCAGGGATTGGATATACAGACTGTACTTTCTTTGAAGGTCTTACCAAGACTGAGTTGAAGAATAATAATGCAATTCTTCCTCACGATGTTCCTTATAAGGGAACTATTACTAATAATCTTGTATTTATGATTACTAATGCTTCAAAGAAGATTAAATCTGGAGCAGATAGAAAGTCTATTATTGCAGAAATTAAAGCTAAGAATCTTACAGAAGTAGTTAAGAATACTTATGGTAAGAATTATACTAACTGTAAGACAGAAGACCTTGAAAAGATTCTTAGTATGAATAATACTTCTACACCAAAGGAGGCTCCTGCAAAGAAGGAAGTTCCTAATAATCCTACTATGAAGACTACTGACCTTAGTAGCTATATTACTAAAGCAGAGCTTAGAGAAGTTATTGAAAGTCTTTTGAAAGAAATGGAAAATGCAGAAGTAGATTATATTGAAGATGTAGATATTGATAATATTGCTATTATTGGTGATATTTCTTCAAATAATTCTGAAGAGGAAAAGTCAGATTCTCCATATTCATCAAATGAACTTGATGATATGTTTAAAGATATGTAATTCATAATTTTAAATAGTTTAAGTGTTATATGGAGTAAGTATAGTAATATATTTACTCCCTAATTTTTATGCTTATGACAATAGATGAATTAAAAGATAAGTATTATACTCCTACAGAATCTGTTAATACAGTATATGATATATTTAAGGATTTCTTTAATGAAGTTAGAGTAGATTTACAAGTAAATAAAAAATTCAAAAGTTATTTTGATAATTTATTAGAAGAACCAAGTGAATTTACTTTAAATAAATTGTCTGATTATAATCTTAATACAAAATTAGCTATAGCAGATTTTATAAATACTTATTATCAAGAACCTCCATTTTATATTTTTGTTCATTTTCCTAATGTGACTATTACAAATGAACATAATGATTCTATAAATATTAAAGATTTGTATGCTAGAATTCCTATATATTGGAATGGTACATTAAATAATAGATTTGAAATGATAGTAACTACTTATACAAGAATATTATTTAATGCAGGTTATTGTCATTCTCATCTACATACTTTATATGGTAATAAACCTAAATTTGATACTCCTTGTTTAGGAACTGGTCCTTTAGTAGAAACCTGTAAAGTATTAACCCTTAATTTTACAGAAGATAATTGGAAATTATTTTGTGTAGAATTATCTAGATATGTTACAGTAGAGTCATTACTTGGTACTCCTTATTATAGAATGACTAATATTACTAATAAAAGTAGTAATAAACCTATTAAAGTATATAATGCTCCTAATTATATTTGGGACCATAAAGAATTACTTGTAGAAACTATACATAATCTTATTAGTAAGAAATTACTTAATTTTAAATATGTAAATGGTGAATATAATTTTGCTAATTCTGAAGCTGAATTAATTAGAATTATAAGTAATGAATTTATAGCTATCTATAATGATAAGTTTAATAAAAAAGAAGTAACTGAAACATTACAACAATTAGCTAATAGGGGCTTTATTAAAAAAGTAAAATATTATAATGATAATTATTACTATATAGGTTCTGTAATAAATAAAATACCTTCTAATGATGTATTATTTACTTTTAAAGGTAAGGATATTAAAACTGTAATTACAGAAGATATAACTAATGTTAGACAGATATATATTCTTAATCCAGATAAAATATCATATATAGCAACTAAGTTGTTGGAATTTATTAATATAAATTATGGAAAAGAACAAATTAATTAAAAAAGATAATAGGTATAAATTAATTATTACTCCTTCATTAGAAGAGAAGATTAGATTCTTGTGTGCTAGATTTCCTAATAATGAATATAGTGGAGTATTATTCTATGATTATACTGGTAGATTTGAAGATAATTCATTAGTACTAACTGCTAAAGATTTCTGTCTTATGGATTATGGTTCTGCTGTTTATACTGAGTTTAATAAGAGTGCAGAAATCTGTAATTATATGATAGAAAATGATTTATTAGGATGTCAACAAGGTTTAATGCATTCACATGATAATATGCCTACCTTCATGAGTGGTACGGACCTTAATACACTTCAAGAAGAAGGTTCTGATATGAATAATTTCTTATCTTTAATTGTCAATAATGCTGGTCAATATACTGCTGCTATTACAAGAAAAGTTAAGCATATTCCTCATGTAAAAGAAACTCTTGAATATAAATTCTTTGGTGATGGTACTATTAATTTAGGTACTGATGAATATGATGCAGTAGAATCTTATGAAATAGAATATTTCTTCTTAGATATTGAGAAACCTACTGTAAATATTAGTTATACTAATTTATTTGATAGAATTAATGAAATTAGTAATAATAAAATTATTAATATTTCTTCTAAGAATGAAAATTTTAAGACTATTCATAATCCTAATGCTAATCTTATTATTCCTCCTACTGTACAGGATCCAATATTAGAAGGTAAATTACCTTTTGAAGGATTATCTAAACCAAAAGCAGAAGTAGATGAAGAAGAAGAACTTATTGATTATGATAATGTAAAGTTTAATAATAATCAATTAAATAGTATTACTAAGCAGTTGCTTATGGGTAGTCCTATCTTCAATCCTAAAGATTTGAATGAATGGGTTGATAAGATGCCTACAGCATTTTCTAAGAGATTTGGTGAAGGACAAAAAGGATTAGCAAATTATAAAGCATTTATTGGTTATTTTGTAGAATTCCTATTGTCAGAAGCCTTTGATGAAGATTTAGCAGAAGAAGGATATATGGAAGATTATCAGATGCCTATTTGTGCTTATGGTGTATTACAGAAATTACATCAGTTTAAGAGTAATTCTTTCCTTAGTATTATTGAGGAAGAAGTAGAACGATTTATTATTTAAAAATTATGGATGAAACAAATATTTTAGATACTTTAAGTTCTACAGAAGAAACTATTAATATTGCTCCTGTAGAGCAGGAAGAAAGAGTAACTGAATCATCAAATTCAATATTATCAGAAGAAGATGAAGCTTTCTTGAATGAAGTTATTGAGAATCAGCATTTAGAGATACCTCCTATTGCAGAAGAAGCCCATGATGAAACAGCTAGATTCTCTGGTGCTGAATGGTTTAATAAAATTCAAGAAAAAGTAATTATTGTAGGAGGTGCAGGAGGTATTTCTTCAAATACTATATTTCAATTAGCTAGAGTACATCCTAAAAGTATATATATCTTTGATGATGATACTGTTGAAGAGGTAAATCTTGCAGGACAGATGTTTAATAATGATAGTGTAGGTAAAAAGAAAGTTGATGCTATAGCTACTATTGTTAAGGATTTCTGTAGATATGAATCTGTATTTGATATGCCAGAAAGATATACAGAAGATAGTTTTACTGCTGATATTATGATATGTGGATTTGATAATATGAAAGCAAGAAAAGTATTCTTTAATAATTGGTGTAAGCATGTAGATAAACAGATAGATAAGTCTAAATGCCTATATATTGATGCTAGACTTTCATTTGATACTTTGCAAGTATTTACTATTACAGGAGATGATAAGTTCAATAAAACTAGATATGAAGAAGAATTTCTATTTAGTGATGATGAGGCAGATGAAACTATATGTAGTTTAAAACAAACTACATTCATGGCTTGTATGATAGCTTCATTTATTGTAAATAATATAGTTAATTTCTGTGCAAATGAAATTACTCCTATGATAAAACAGCTACCATTCTTTATTGAATATGATAGTAATTTAATGTATTTAAAGGAGTCTGAATAATGATTAGTGATAATGTTCGTAGAGCTTTATATATTTTCTTTTCATTTAATGTTAATGCAATATCCACAAGTTTTGATTTACTCTCTCCTATAGCTCATTTCTCTAGATATATAACAGAAGTTGATAATGATAGTATTAAAGAAGTTCCTTCTTATAATATTATGGTAAGTAAAAAGTTTTCTTATTTATATACTTTAGATTATATACCTGTTGTAAGAAAGACTTTTGGTACTATGATTAAAGACTTATCTGTAGATAGAGAAGTAGGAAAATTAAATACAACAAAAGATAAGGATGGTAATATATATTATGGTTGTAAAGGTTTAATTCTAGATAATAATCTTAATCCATTAGTATTAACTACTATTACTTATAAAGGGGAAGGAGAAGAATTAGTAAAGACTTTTACTGTTAGGATTAGTCCTAGAGTATTTCTTATTAATAAAGCAATGGAGAAAGGTATTCAGAAGTACTTAATAGAATTCTGCTCAAGTACTCAGTTTATTAGTTATTTGAGAGAACAGGTTCAACCTAATATCATAATCAATAATGATATTGATAAATTCATACAGCGTCCTACTGTTCCTAATAGTATTAATACTAATAATGATATTCAAGAGTTTCTGATAAATAATAAGGAATCTATATGTCTTTAGAAGAATACTTTGGTGATTGGTTAAAAGTAATAGATAAGAAAATATTATATGAGATAATTAATATACTTAATACTATTGATTCTAGTACTCTTTGTCCTAATTATAATAATATCTTTAATTGTTTTACAGTTTGTAAACTGTCTAATTTAAAGGTAGTTATATTAGGTATGAGTCCTTATTCTCAATTAAATAAGGCTACTGGTATTGCTTTTGGTAATAAAAGAGAAACACTTGATGAAGATTTATCTCCATCCTTACAGATTATAAAAGAATCAGTTATTAATTATGAGATTCCACAAAATAGTGTTATCTTTGACCCCAGTTTTGAAGATTGGGAGAAGCAAGGAGTATTAATGTTAAATTGTGCATTGACATGTAAAGTAGGTCTCCCTAGTTCTCATTTAGGACTATGGAGACCTTTTATATCTAAACTAATATATAATATGTCTAGATATATGACTGCTTGTGTATATGTATTATTTGGTGAAGAAGCTAAAACTTTTGAACCATATATCTCTCAATATAATTATATAATTAAAGAAAAACATCCTTCATATTATGCTAGGAATCATAAGAAACTTAGATATAATTTATGGGATGAAATAAATAGTCATTTAAACAATAAAATACAATTTAAAAGATGAAAAAGTATTATTTTAAAGGTACTAATGATGAGATTAATCTTGGAGATTCAATGACTCTTCTTATTAAACTCAAGTCAGGTAAGACAATGAAGTGTGATACTACAGTAGATGAAGGTACTATTGAGGATTTACTTAAAAGAAACTCTATTGAAGTTAAGAAAATTGTTCCTGTACAGAAGAGAGTATATAGAACACATGGTAAAAGAGGTCCTATGCCAAAAGAATCTAATATTAAGGTAATTAATCTTAATGATAAAGAAGGAGTTAATGAAATTCTTAATGTTTTAACTGATATTATTAGTGGTAAGTATTAATAAGAAAATTAGAAATGCTACTGTAAATAAACAAGGTAATATTACTTTTAAAAGTATATTAGAGAAAACCTGTTTCAATACATTAATTGAGGCAGGTTTTAATCCTCTATATGAACCTAAGAAACATGTAGTATTTCCTTCATTTAAACCTATTACTCCTTTTTATGATAAGGAAACAGATTCTCAGCATGAAAAGAGAATAAAAGAGTTAGGTAAACCTTCACCTAAATTACTTAAATTATGTGATGGGCTTATACAACCTATTACATATTTACCTGACATATATCTTAAATATAAAGATATAGATGTATGGATAGAATGTAAAGGATTTTCTAACGAGGTCTTCCCATATAAGAGAAAATTATTTAGGAAATACCTTGATGATATTCTTACTGCTACAGGACAAAAGAGTATTTATTTTGAGGTTTATAGTAAAAAACAGCTTTTACAAGCTATAGAAATATTTAAAGAATATGCTGAAAAGTCTTAAAGATATATCTTGGTTAGTAGATGAACCTACCTATAGAGCTGATAAAGCTCTTAGCTACTCTACTATATCTAGATTTAAGAGAGAAGGATTTGAACATTTAGATACATTATTTGATAAAGTTGAAAGTCCTTCTTTATTGTTAGGTTCTTTAGTAGATTGTTTAACTACTGATCCTCCTGAAGAGTATGAAAGAAGGTATTTAGTAGCAGAGTTTCCTCCTATTACTGATAAGATAGAAGTAATTGTAAAGTCTTTATTTAATAGTTATTCAAGTACTTATGATTCATTATATAAGATACCAGATAATCTTATTATAGATTCTACAAATATTAATGGATTTCAGTTGAATTGGAAACCAGAAACTAGAGCAAAAGTAATTAAGGAAAAAGCATCTGATTACTATAATTTATTATACTTAGCTAAAGATAAAATCTTAATAAGTACAGAGCTTAATGATTTAGCACATCAGATGGCTAATGCTCTTATTGAAAGTCCTCAAACATCATTGTACTTTAAGAAGAATAATCCTTTTGATGATTGTGAAAATCTTTATCAATTAAAGTTTAAAGCAGAAATAGATGGTGTTCCTTATAGATGTATGTTTGATATTCTTAGAGTAGATTATAAGAATAAGACTATTCAACCTATAGATGTAAAGACATCATATAAACCCACATATAATTTCTATAAATCATTTATAGAATGGAATTATGCATATCAATGTAGATTATATGCAAGAATTCTTAAACTTAATATTGAAAAAGATGAATACTTTAAGGACTTTAAGATTTTACCTTATAAAGATATAGTAATTTCTAAGTCTAATATGATTCCACTTGTATGGGATTGTGATTTTACTTTTACAGAAGGTACTTTATATCTTGGTAAAAATAATCAAATTAAGATGGAAGCACCTTGGGAAGTAGGTAAAGAACTCTGGTATTATCTCTCTACAGGAGCAACAGTTCCTATGGGAATAAATATTGAAAGTTCAAATGATTTAAGAACTTGGATAAATAAAATAGAATAATGTTTAATTAAAATAATATATGACATATGTAATAAAAAGAGATGGTAGTAAAGTTAAATGGGATTCAAATAAAATAGTAAATGCTGTTAGAAAAGCATTTGAGTCCTGTAAGGAAGAAGATAAATTCAATGAGGATGAATTTAAAGAATTTGCTGATAACTTTACTGCTGATAATATTAGTACTGAAAATATTCAAGATACAGTAGAATATTATCTTATGGGTAATTATCCTAATATTGCTAAATCTTATATTCTTTATAGAGAAAAACATAAAGAGGCTAGAACTAGAATTAAGAGATTACAATATATGGAAGAATATAAGAATAACCAAGAAAATGCAGCAACTTCTAGTAATACAGACCCTAATGCTAATACTGCTATTAAAAATGTAGCATCTCTTGAGTCAGAAGTATATAAAGATGAAAATAGACTTATTCAAAGACAAAGAATGAAGGATAAACTTAATGAGTTATTTCCTGATTTAGCAAAGCAATATGAAAAAGATTTAAATAGTCATATTATTTATACTCATGATGAAGCAAGTACTCCTGTACCTAAGTTCTATTGTATGGCAGTAAGTCTTTATCCTTTAATGTCAGAAGGTGTGGGTAATATTGATGGAGTAACACCTACTCCTCCTAATGATTTAGAATCATTTAGTGGGCAATTAACTAATCTCATATTTACATTATCATCTCAATGTAAAGGTGCAGTAGCAGTAGGTTCTTATTTTGTAGCTTTAAATTATTATACTATTATGGAATTTGGAGATAAATGGTATGATAAACTTGATTTATGTGCTACTAGTCCTTATATTAAAATTCAAAGAACAGTAAGAGATAGAATCTATAAAGCATTTAGTCAATTTGTATGGGGTATTAATCAACCTGCTGGTAATAGGTCATACCAAAGCCCATTTACAAATATTTCATATTTTGATAAAACTTATTTTGAAGCAATGTTTGGAGAATTCTATTATCCTGATGGTACTAAACCAGAATGGAAAGCAATAGATACTTTACAAAGATTGTTTATGAAATGGTTTAATAAACTTAGAACAAAAGCAATAGTAGCTTTTCCTGTTGAAACTTTTGCAATGGTACATAATGGTAAAGATATTATTGATAAAGAATATAAGAATTTATGTGCAGAAATGTATGCAGAAGGGCATAGTTTCTTTACCTATATTAGTGATAGTGCTGACAGTCTTGCAAGTTGTTGTAGATTACGTAATCAAGTAGATAAAAATACATTTAGTCCTACATCTGGATTAACAGGTATTATGACAGGTTCTTGTAATGTAATTACTCTTAATATTAATAGAATTGTTCAGGATTGTTTTAAGAATTTAATTAATCCTGATGATTATAATGAATTAGAAATTAATGCTTGTTGGAAGGATAATTATGGTAAAGACAATTTAAAGCACTATCTTATTAATATTCTTAATAGAGTATATAAGTATCATATTGCATATAAAACAATATTATATGATTGGGAAGATGCAGGAATGTTTACCTGTTGTAATGCAGGTTATATTCATATAAAGAAACTTTATTCTACTATAGGAATTAATGGTCTTAACGAAGCTGCTGAGTTCTTAGGTCTTAAAGTAAATAATAATAAAGATTATATTGAATTCCTTCAGCTTATTCTCTCTACTGTAAAGGAGCAAAACGCTTTATATTCAATTAATGATAAGAAGAGACCATTCTTATTTAATAGTGAAGTAGTTCCAGCAGAGTCTCTTGCTAGTAAAAATTATAATTGGGATAAAAAAGATAATTACTGGATTCCTTCTAATAGAAATCTATATAATTCTTATTTCTTCTTACAGAGTGATAATAATATAAGTGTGTTAGATAAGATGTATTTACATGGAAATTCTACTTATCAATATACTGATGGAGGTTCTGCTTGTCATATTAATCTAGAAGAACATTTAAGTAAAGAACAATATCTGAAATTAATAGATTATGCTATTAAGGAAGGTACTTCATATTTTACTTTTAATATACCTAATAGTAAGTGTGAAGATTGTGGTTATATAACTAAACATCCTATAATAGAATGTCCTAAATGTCATAGTAAAAATATATCTCAATATACAAGGATAATTGGGTAGACATAAATGCCCCATTAAATAGTAATATTTATTGAAAACCCTGAATATGCTGGGAGTTCCTAAAGCTTTAAGTACCAAAGTGTAAAAATCTTAAAGATATAACAATGGATAATCAGCAGGGATAGACTTTTAAAGTAAGCCCTCATCGACTACCAAGGGGCATCCTTTATGGATGATGGTATAGTCAATTCCTAAAATAATTTGAATATGAATAAAATTAAAATTTGTAAAGTGTGTGGTAGAGAAGTGCATAAATTAACACTTGGAATGTGTAAAAAACATTATGAACAATACCACAAATATGGTAAAGTATTAGATAATAATCCTAGAACTGTATGGGATGATAATGAAATTAGAACATATACTGATTATGGAGAAATAGATACCTATACAAATACAGGAGAAGTTCAAAATACTTTTAAATTTGATTTAGAAGATATTAAATATTTAGTAAATCATAAATGGAGAACTGTATTTAAAGGTATTAAAAAATCTCCTTATTTAGTTACTGGTCATACTATATATTTTCATAGATTAGTTATGGGTAATCCTAATACTGAAATAGACCATATTAATAGAGATTCTACAGATAATAGAAAATCTAATTTAAGAGAATCATTTAGAACTCAACAATTAGCTAATACTTCTTTAAGAATTGATAATGTTCAAGGTTTAAAAGGAGTCTATTATTTACGAAGAGATAATAAATATAGAGCAGAAATTCAAATTGGTAATAAACATTTTTATAGTAAAAGTTTTAATACTAAAGCTGAAGCTGCTTATATGAGATATTTATATGAACAACATTTTTATAAAACTATTGGAATAAATAATAGTAAATTAATGTTAGAATTAATACAATCTCTTTCACAAGAATCAAAAGAAAATATTCAAAAATATTTTGTAAATAGAATGAAAATTCAGGTAGAAAAGATTTAAGACCTATTAAACTATTTAGTATTGATAGACAAATAGAAGCAGGAACTAGAATATATAATAAAAATATTAATGTATAAATAATGATTACAATATTAAAATTTGAATCAGATAGTTGTCCTCAATGTAAAGCTTTATCTGCTACTTTAGAAAGAATTACTAAAGAATATAAAACAGATATAAAAAGTATTGATATTGAGGAAGGCAATAATCAGGATTTAATAAGAAAATATAATATAAGAAGTATTCCTACTTTAATCTTTTTAAATGAAGACCAAGAATATAATAGACTTGTAGGAAATCAACCTTATGCTACTATAAATAAAATAATTAATTATGATACAATCTAAAAGAATAGATGTATTAGAATTTAGGGAGGCTAGTTATGTAGGTAACAAGCCTCCTTTTATATCTTATGATATAGTTAAATGGTATCCTAATCTTTATTATGGTAAGGAAAATGAATACATAAAACTAAATCATGAATTTTATTGTTATCCTAAGAATGCTAATTATAGAATACATAAGAATTTATTTAAAAATAAAGAATCATGTATAGTATTGGCTACTTTTAGATATGATTATCAAGAAGAATGTTATAATCTTGAATTTATAGGAGATAGACCTTTACAATTAGTTAATTGGGATTATTTTAGAGAATTAGTTAAATATGGATTTGAGCAATTAAATCCTCAATGGTATGAAAAATGAAATATCAATATGCAAAAGTAACATTTCAAGAAATTCCTGATGAAATCACTTTATGTATTGCTATATCTGGATGTAAAGTTCATTGTAAAGACTGTAATCAGAAAAATCTTTGGAAAGATGAAGGTAAAGATTTAAATATACAGGAATTAGATAATCTTATTAATGCTAATAAAGGTATTACTTGTGTATGTTTTATGGGAGAAGGAGAAGAATTACCTATGTTATGGTACTATATTAAGATGACTAAAGAAAATAGTAATCTTAAAACTGCATTATATATAGGTAGAGACCTCAATATGACTATAAAACTATATGGTGATTTCTTTAGTTGCTTAGATTATCTTAAAGTAGGTTCCTATATATCTAATCTAGGAGGTTTAGATTCAAAGACTACTAATCAGAGATTATATAGTCTTAAAGGAGTAAGAACAGAAGGAGAGTTTAAAGATTATGAAACTGTCTTTACTGATATAACTTATAAATTACAGAAATGAGTCCTAATATTTATTATGATATAGACTTTGAAGATTGGCTAATACAATCTTTTATTAAGGATAATCATCCTAAATATAGAGATTATGTAGCCTTATGGTTTAGGAATTTAACTCTTGAACAGAAAGAAGGATTTAAAACTCAATATGAAAGAGTTATGTATAATAGTTTAATATTTTAAATTAAAAAAGAATGAAATTAAAGATTAAAGTTAAGGAGATTACTGAAGGTTGTATGCCTGTAGTTATTAAACAAGGTGATTGGATTGATTTGAAACTTGCAGAAGATATTAAGTTTACAGGTCCAGAAGTACAATCTAGAAAAATTAAATATCTTCCTTTAGGTATTGCTATGGAACTTCCTAAAGGATTTGAAGCTTATGTACTTCCTAGAAGCTCTACACCTAATAAGTGGAATATTGAAGTAGCTAATTCTCAAGCTATTATTGATGAGTCCTATAAGGGAGATGAAGATGAGTGGAAACTTATTACTAAAGCATTTAAAGCTATAGAAATTCCAAAGGGTACTAGAATTTGTCAATTTAGAATTATGCCTAAGATGAATGCAGGTATTCTGACTAAGCTTAAATGGTTGTTTAGTAATGGTGTAAAGCTTATTAAGGTAGATAGTCTTAATAATAAGAATAGAGGTGGTATTGGTAGTACAAACTAATGATTTATATTGGTATTAGTATTATTGTTCTTTTAGCAGTTATGGGAGCATACATTCTGTATGCTGCCTATGCTAAAAGTAAAGATGTAATGTCTTTTAAACAATCAATGGAATTATGTGATTTACCAATAGTAACATTCTATATTGGAGAAAAGAAATTAAACTTTGTATTAGATACAGGCTGTGTACAATCTATGCTTGATGCTGATATTATAGATAAGTATAAATTAAATATTAATTATACTAAAGAAGTATTTGAAGTATGGGGAGCTAATGGTAAATGTTCTACAGATAAAATGGGTATTTTAGGACTTTATTATAATAATAAGAAATTTGAAGAAACATTTGTTTGTAGTAGTACTATTAAACATACATTCAGTTGGCTTAAGCAGAATAAAGGTGTAACAGTACATGGTTTATTAGGTTCTAATTTCTTTAATAAGTATAAATATATATTAGACTTTAAAAAGTTAGAATTTAAAAGATGATAATTAAGGGTTTAATAGTTCAAGTATATGATATAGAAATATTTCCTAACTGTTTTAGTTTAGTTATTAAAAATACTGAAACAAAAGAATTCCAATTTTTTGAATTATCTAATAGAAAGAATAATTTAGTTGATTTAATACCTCTTTTTCTTGATAAAAGATATATATTTTGTGGATATAATAACATTCACTATGACAATCCAATAGTTAATTTTATAATTGAATATAAAGAAACATTAAAAAAGAGTACTAGATTAGATATAGAATATAATTTATTTCAATTAAGTCAAACTATTATTAAAGGTGATTTAGAGAAATGGAAAAAATGGAAATATGCTAATAACTTTGAAACATTAGATTTACTTACAATGTTATTTTCACAGAAACTTAGAGTTGGTTTGAAGGAAATGCAAGTTACTATGAAATATTCTAATGTACAAGAATATGATGGTAATTTTGAGGCTCCTATACCAGAAGAAGATATTCCAAAGATGATACAATATAATATTAATGATGTTAATTCAACTGAGGAATTGCTTTATAGATGTGAAAATGATATTAAATTGAGACTTAATATTGAGGAAGAATATGGAATTAAAGCTTTAAATAAGGATGGTGTTAATCTAGGTATGGAAATTCTTAAAACTAAATATCTAGAAAAAACACATAAGACTTGGAATGATATAAAAGATTTAAGAAGTCCTTGTGATAAAATAGCATTAAATGAAATTATTCTTCCTTTTATTAAGTTTGATAATCCTATATTAAAAGATTTACTTAATGAAATGAAACAACAAGTTGTTTCTCCTGATAGAAAAGGTTATAATAAACATTTTCTTATGGATAATCTTGAGTATTCTGTTGGAGTAGGAGGTATTCATTCTGTTAATAAACCTAGTATATTTATTGCTAAAGAAGATGAAATTATAAGTGATGTGGATGTGGCTTCGCTATATCCAAGTCTTATTATTGAATATGGCTTTTATCCTCCTCATCTTGGTAAAGAATTTCTTGAAGTATATAAAGGAATTAAAGATGAAAGAATTGAAGCTAAACATAATGGTAATAAGCTTAAAAACTTAACATTAAAGTTAAGTATTAATGGATTAAGTGGTAATCTTCAATCAGAGTTTTCTTGGTGTTATTCTCCTAAAACTGTTATGAGAATTAGAATTAATGGACAACTTTTATTATTAATGTTAGCTGAAAAGTTAATATCAATAGGTTGTCAGATTATTCAAGCAAATACTGATGGTTTATTTGTTCTTAGAAAAAAGAAAGATGAACAGAAATTTAAGGATGTATGTAAATGGTGGGAAAATCTTACTAGATTAGAACTTGAAGAAGATAGATTTGAAAGATTTTATCAATTTGCTATTAATGATTATTTAGGTGTTATAGAAGGATATAAAGATAGTAAAAATCCTAAATTATTAAAGAAAAAAGGTTTATTTATTGATAGTGTAACTTTAGGTAAAGGTATGCAACCAATGATTATTCCTAAAGCAATTAATGCTAATTTAGCTGATAATATACCTGTAGAAGAAACTATTAGAAATTGTAAGGATATTAATGAATTTATTACATATCAAAAAGTAGATAAAAAGTTTACTGTACAATATATGGATAAGTTTATCACTCATATTAATAGATATTATATATCTACTAATGGTGGTTATCTTTATAAATGTGAAGTAGAAGATGGTAAAATAGTAAAGTTTGCTAATATGCTTACAGCATCTGGAGTTACATTATGTAATGATATTACAGCTATAAAAGAATTTCCTAGAAATATTAATTATAAATATTATATTAAAGAAGCAAATAAAATCTTAGCTAAATTGAAAATTCAAGAACAAGGATTATTTTGGTAAGATTCTTCCTCCTTACAGGACCAAAAAAATACTTTAACAATTAAATAAATAATAATATGAATAAAAAGGAAATGGTTAATCATCCCCAGCATTATAAAAATAATACTTATGAATGTATTGATGTAATGCTTGATATATTTGGTAAAGATAAAACAGCAGATTTCTGTGAGTTAAATGCTTTTAAATATTTATGGAGAGCTGATAATAAAGGTACTGATATTCAAGATAAGAAGAAAGCTATATGGTATCTTAATAAATATATTGAATTAAAAGAAAATAATAATGAGTAGCTATTTAAATATTTATTTAGTAAAGAAGGAGAGTTCAAAAGACTCTCCTTTATTGTTTATGTCTTTTAGTAGAAATCATCCTATTTATAGAGCAGTAGTAGAAACTATTGCTCCTGTATGGGCAGGTAATGAAGATGCCTATACAGAATTAACTTTTGATAATTTAACTGAATGTATTAATACTTTAGATGAAGAAACTAATCATATTGTAAATAAAATAGTAGAATATGAGAAAGCTGTACTAAAGAATTCTAAAAGTGATATTATTGAACAGTTAATTGAATATAAGGAAATTTATAAAGAAATGGAAGAAAATAATCATAATCTTGCATTTATAAGATGGTTTACTAATGATATTATTAAAGGATATTCAGATTTCAGTAAAGTACTATGTAATATAACTTGATATGACACAGAAAGATAAATTAAGAGAGTCTTTTTTTAGCTTTAGTATCTATTAAAAGTACTGCTAATAATATTATAGATTATTGTAGTGAATATAGTAGTGAAGCTGCTAATTATGCTCAAGAAATTAAACATAAATGTGAAGAGGTACTTAAATTATTAAGATAATGGAAAATAATAGAAAAAGACTTATTTATAATATGGCTAAGAAGATATGTGATGCTTATATGACATATACTTGTAGTTGTGCATTTATTGAAAATAATTTAGTAGATAAGAAAGTATCTCAGAAGTTTAAAGAACTTAAAGATGCTATTGTAGAACAATCAAATAGTATAAAATGAAAAAGATAATTCTTACAAGAGGTATTCCTGCAAGTAGTAAGAGTACTTGGGCTAAACAAGAAGTTCTTAAAGACCCAAAACATTCTGTTAGAATAAATAGAGATGATTTAAGAAATATGAGTGGTCAATACTGGGTTCCTGCAAGAGAAGATTATATTATTGCTTGTAGAAATCAATTATTAAATCTCGCTATTTGTATAGGTTTTGATACTATTATTCTTGATGATATGAATCTTAATCCTAAAGATTTTGAATATGTATCAGTAGTAGTAGATAAAGCTAATAAAATTATTAAAGATATTAAAAATCAATATAAAATAGAAATTAAAGATTTTACTAATGTACCTCTAAATGTATGTATTGAAAGAGATAGTAAAAGAGAAAATCCTTTAGGAGAAAAAGTAATTAGAGGTATTTTTAATAAGTATAAAGAATTATATAATTTAAAAGAAACTAGTGATGAGTAATACACCAACATTAATGCAGAGTGAAGAAAGAAATCTTAATGAATTAAACTCTGAACCAAAGAAGATTAAAGTAGATATTACTGTAAGTATTACTATGAGTAAGACTACTACTATTGAAATTAATGAAGGAGAAGAAAATGATGATAATAAATTGCTTACAGCATTTGATTCTCAGAAATATTCTCCTGAACAGATTAGAGCTATTCTTGAAGAATATAAACATAGAAAGAGTATTAATAATTTCCAAACTAAACTTAATGATTTAAGTGGTTGGATAGTTGATGATAAATGTGTTAATTTAGAATAATATGAGATTAATTAAACAAAGTTTTGAAATATGGAATCAGCCTGCTGGTCTTGAAGGAGTTTATAAACAGATTGAGAAAGCAGGTAGAGTATGCTATAAGTCTGAGGATAAGATAACAGAAGATTCTGCTAAGCCATTTGTAGATAGGATGATTAAGTCTGGTCATGGTGCTATGCTAGAACATGGTACTGTGTATATGTTTATGCCTATAGATTGTGATAAACATGACTATCATGTAGCTTGGAAATACCATAAAAATAAATACTCTAAAGTCATAATCAGAAATAAGCATTTTCTTTTAAACAAGAATGGCTATTATATTACTACTAATTTCAGAGTATTGGTAGAGAATGATTGGCTTGATGACTTGAAGTACATCTGTGAACCTACAGAGTTCCATGAGAAAAGAGTTTGTGTACACTTTATATGTGATAGAGGCATATTGGCAGAGTTTACCCGCCATAGAGTATTTAGCTTTAGTGCAGAATCCACAAGATATTGTAACTATTCTAAGGATAAGTTTGGTAATGAGCTTACCTTTATTATTCCATGTTGGATGGATATTCCTGAAGGTAGTATAAATTTAGGAAATTATGATAAAACTTCTGCTAGATATGAAGATGGAAATGTTCACATTATTGATACTAAACCACCTTATGTTGGAGTTGATTTTATTAGAAGTCTATGTGAAGCAGAATCTAATTATTTAAGTATAGTAAGAAATGGTTGGAAACCACAGGAAGCAAGAGCTGTTTTACCAAACTCCTTAAAGACAGAATTAGTAATGACTGGTTTTATAAGTGATTGGAAGCATTTCTTTGGACTCAGATGTGATTCAGCTGCTCATCCTCAAGCAAGGGAATTAGCAATTCCATTAAGAGAAGAATTTATTGATAATAAATATTTGTAATTATGATTGAAAAAGAAATTAAAAAAGGAGATATTCTTAGTGAAAGCTCTCATTACAAAGTAAAGAATATTCTTGGTAATAGTGTTATTCTTGAACACTTTGAAAGTAAGAATGAAGTATCTATTGATAAGGAGTATCTTCATAATTTCTGTAATACTGCTGATAGCTATATTACTGAAATAAAAGTTACTAAAGAAGATAAGAAAGATGGTACTCTTGGTATTAGAAGTATATGGGAGAATATCTATAATAATAAGGTATTTACTGTATGTTTTAAAAAGCAAGATACTAAAAAGAGTAATAAGCAGTTTACTACAGAAGTTAATGCTTTAGCTGAACAAATGTGTAAAGAGATTGACCAAGTTAAAGCTTCAAAAAAAGGTGTAGCAGATTGGGCTAAGAAGACTCTTCATGCTCTTATGAGTAATCCTATTCCTAAGATTGTTGAAGGAGAAGATAGAGTACTTAGAGGATATAAAATTCAATTTGAGTCTAGAGATGGTAAGTATCAATGTATTGATATGGACATTGAAGACCCAGAAAACAATGTAAGATTAGTCAATATTAATACTATTAAATGGCTTATTATTGATAATATTAAATACATTGTCCAGTAGTTTTAATTGTTAATAATGTTAAGAAGGTACTATAAGCGATTTGTTTATAGTACCTTTAATTTTTACTAAAAAGTTTTGCAACTAACTATAAAAGTTGTATCTTTGCAAACAAATAATTTAATTAAATATAAAGAATATGGCAATACATTGTATGTTACTTACTAAAGAGAATCTTAGAATAGTACAGAATTTCTTAAGTGAGTTTAAAGATAAGTATGATTGTATGCAGACTTTTGATATGGTAAGGTCTATGATTAGTGCTTGGCAAAGTGCTAATTTTAAAGATGGTGAAGAACCTACAATGCCTACAAAAGATGAGATAGAACAATTCATACAATCACAATTAGGTAAAGATAAATCAAAAACTAATGCTACAAGTAGAGTTACTAAGATAATTTCAGGAGGTCAAACTGGAGTTGATACTATAGGATTACAAGTAGCAAAGAAATTAGGTATAGAAACTGGGGGTACTGCTCCCAAAGGTTTCTTAAGAGAAAAAGGTATTGATACTGAAGATATTTCTTCTTATGGTCTTACTGAAATTTCTGATACAGAACAAGCAGATTATACTAAGAGAAAAGGAAAAAGTGACCCTTATACAGGAAGAACTGAACTTAATGTTAGAAACTCTGATGGAACTGTATATTTTTCTACTAATGCAGATAGTGCTGGTAGAATTGCTACAGAAAGAAGTGCTAGAGAATGGAATAAACCTTTCTTACTTAATCCTACAGCAGAACAACTTAGAGAATGGATAAATATACATAATATTAAAACTCTTAATGTTGCAGGCAACAGAGGCAGTAAACTTCCTGCTAATAATAGAATAGCTGATATTATTACAGAAGCTTTATCTCCTGTAAAGAGTACTAATATAGCAGATTATGTTAATACTGAAGGAAAAAATAAAGGTTTTCTTACTAAAAAAGGAGAAGAGCTTTTAAGTACTACTTTTGATAAAAATAAGTTTAATGAGGGTACTACAGAAGTTAAACTTTATCCTAATGTTAAAGGTACAGCAATAGAAATAAAGTTTACTAGTCCTAGAACAGGAAATACAGCTTATGCTATATATAATGGAAGTTCTACTAGAAAAACATGGGATTTATATAATAGTAAACATGAAGAGGTTACTAATATAAATGATGATAACTATTGGAAGTCTATTGATAAAATTGTACCAAAATCAATTAGAAATTTAGTAGAGTCTGGTAGATATAATGAAATGGATTTTAAAGCTAAAGAAACTAATTCTAAAACTTTAGCTATAAAAGAAACAGAACTTGAAGAATACTTTGAAAAAGAGTATAATGTATTTATGCAAGGTAGAAGTTTAGATTATAATACTAAACAGATTAATAAAGCTTTATCTCCTGTACAGGAGAATGGAAAAATAACTCCAGTAATTACTACAGAAGCAACTCCTTATACTAAAGGATTACCTCAAAAGAATCCAAATACTGCATATTTATTTACTGAAAATGCTCAAGCATATGTAACTTCCCTACAATTAGATGATTCTTGGATAGAAAGAGGTTATAATAAAGGTAATAGTGTAAAGACAGGAGTATCTGATGTAAGAGGTACAAATCAAGCAGGTATTAGAGCTTCTAGTTATAATACTTATGGAGCTACTAATATTAGTAGAAATGCTTTTGGTATTATAGTAAAAAAATATCAGCAAAAACTTAGTCAATCTTCTTTTTTATCAAAAGAAGGACAATTTGAAGATATTGATTCTGATTTTGAATTATTTAAGCAATTAAACTTACATATGTTTAATAATCTAAATAATTTTAATGCAGAAAATATAGTATTACCAAATCAAATAGCATTAGGAAAAGCTGCTTTACCTCTTAGATTTATAGAATGGTTAAAAGAGGAATTAAGTAAAAGATTTAATGCTAATTTTATAATAGAAAAAAATGCTAGAGCTGATTATGATGGTTATGGTATTAGAGTTATAAATGCAAATATTAAAGTAGAAGAAGCTCCTATACAGGAAGATAATAAATCATATGCTGAGGATTTAGCTAGATGTGCTAGACAAATGTCTCCTATAGAGAGAAAACATAGAGTAGAAAGAATTACTAGAATGTTTTCATCTATAGTAAATAGTAAATTAAAAGATAAGTTAGCTGCTTATAATGATAAAATTCAAGCAGAAACTAATCCTAAAGTAAAGAATGATTTATTATTTGGTAGAAAGAAAATTACTAGATTTAGTGTTATTAAGTCTGAAGGTGTACAGAGTATTATGATGGAAGTAAGAAAAGCTTTCCAAGTATATGTTGATGCTCCTTTAGAAGTAAAGATAGCTATAGAAAAACAACAGATATTAAGTGTTAAACCTAATCTTAATGATAGAATAGCTACTAATATAGCTAAAAGTGTTGCAGAAAGAAAGACTAAAGCTTTTCAAAATGTACTTAATAACTTTCAAGTATTAGCAGAAGAATCATTAGGAAACTTAGCATTAACTGAGGGTATTTCTGTTAACTTAAATAGTAACTTTGTACTTAATATACAAGAAAATAGTGACACTTTCAATGAAGAAGGTAAACAGACTAATCAAGGAGATGTATTTGAAAAAGAAGAATCTTTGAAAGATGGATGGATGACTGATGTTAGACAGGTAGCTACTTTTGATAGTCTTACTGCTAGAGTTAGACAAGCCATAGGTAATATGGTAAGATATGATTCTACAGGCAATGTTGATAGAGATGATTTAGGAGATAATATCTATCTAAATGCAGGTTATGTACATTCAGAATTAATACAGGCTCTTAGAAATATGATTAGTGCTGAAGATATGATTCCTATGCTAGAACAACTTAGTAAAAAGAAGGTTTGGGTAAAACAGATTATTAATGAATTAAATAATGATAATCAACTGTTTACTGAGTTTTATAGGGCATATAGAAAGGATTATATCAATTATTTTATTCAGAAAGTAAGTACTAATAGTGATACTTCTACAAGTACTAAAGTAATGTCTATTAATGGTGCAGAAGGTACTGCTCATTACTTTGATGAATGGAGAGATAACTATGAATATGGTAATGTTCTTACTACTGATAGTATTTATGATAAGAATGGAGATATTCAATTAAAGAATGCTAAAGTAGGTCTTGATTTAGTTGACTCATTACTTGATATATTTGAAGACAGAGATACTATTGCTGAAAATCTTACTGATGAAAATATAGCAAAGATTAAGAAAGCTATGAATATGTTAGGTGCTAGTGTAGATTCAGAAACACTTGAAAATGCATTAAAGTTTAACTTAGACAATAAAGCTTTCAAACCAGCAGTTAATATATTATTAAGTAATTTAAGAACTATTTATTATGACTTAAATAAAGGTAATGAGAAAGTTAAAGACGGTGAATATGTAGATTTACTTAATATTCATGGTACTGCATTTAATAATATTGCTGAAGTAATTAATAAAGTAGATGAAGATACTATTGAATCTAGTGTAAGACAAGGTGATAAAACTATGTATGCTCATATTAATCCTTCTTATGTAACAACTCTTATTAAGAAGTTACAGAGAGAAGATACTTATAAACAAGTACTTGATGATTATAGAGTATGTAATTGGTTTAATAAGAATGATAAATGGAGAAATAGTATATTAGAAGAAATTGAAAATAATGCAGAAGTAAGAAGTAATTTAAAGCATGTAGTACTCCTTCAATATAACAGAAAAGAATATAATGCTTGGACAGATTTAGATGCTACATTAGCCTTATATAATATGTATATGACTGGTGCAGCAGATAGAAGTGGAAGTGAAACTTATGGTTATTATCAAATACCTATGTTATCTGATGCACAATCTGCTGAGTTTATTAAATTCAAGAGATATAAGAAGGGTTATGAAGAGAAGTTACTTGATAAGTTTAAAGACTTAGTATATCAGGAGATTGATAGAATTAATCTTGTTAAAGAAAGAGCTACTACAAAGAATCATATAGACCCTATTGCTAACTTTGATATGGATGATAAAAAGATGGGAGGTGCAGAATTTAAGTTCTTCCCTGAATTAAATCAGAAAGGTCAAAGTGGTAAGACATTTCTTCAAGCTATAGATGAAGCTAAACAGATATCTATGGATGAAGTTGATAACTTAATTAAAAATACTATTAAATCTATAATGGATAGTAGATTTAATGAAGCTGTTCAACACTATAAGGATATTGGTCTTTATGATAGAATTGGTACAGAGAAGAATGCTAGATTTAAGCATGTAAATGTTTATTCTGAGGAAGGAATGAATGATAGAATGAGAGAATGGTTCTGGAATAGTACTTATTTTACTTCTCAGTTTATTGAACTTACAACTACTGATTTAGCTTATTATAAGAATCTTGAGGACTTCCAAAAGAGAAATAAGCAAGACCATGCACCAGCAGAAAGACTTAATACTCTTGCTACTTGGAATGGTAAGCCAGTATTAGTAAACAATGATGGAAGTAGAAGAACTACTAGAAGAGTTATTTATCTCAAGGATAATATTCTTCCTGCTAATAGTATGGATAGTATTAATGAGATACTTGAAGCCAGAGTTAAAGATAAGGATGATGCCTTTACTGCTTATGATAAAGCTGCTATTATGTCTATATTTAATAAAGTCAATGTAGCAGATGCACAAGCTTATAATACATTACCATCATTTAGGTCTACTCAAATTATGGCAGGTATGTGGTCTGATGCAGAAGAAACAGCCTATAATAATATTATGAATAATAAGTGGACTGCAAGTGATTTCTTAGTACTTTGGAATACAAGAAAACCATATCTTTATACTCAGAAGAATCAACCTGATGGAATGGGTGGAATTATGAAAGTTCCTACTCAACATAAGAATTCTGAGTTTCTTCTCCTTACAGGAGCAATGTTTGGTCAAATACTTCATTCAAGTAAATTACAAGCTCTTAATGACTTTATGGTAAAGAATAATATAGATTCTGCTATGTTTGAAAGTGCTGTAAAGGATGGCTTACAAGGTACTATTAATCTTAATGATGCTACAAATTATGCTTCTACTATGGCTATCCTGGAAAATGCTACCAGGATTAATGGTAAAGAAAATCCAAATGTAGTACATGAATTTGATTATAATGATTATGGTATTCAGACATCTACTCCTGAGCATGGTATTGATAAAGTTCAACTTGTAGGTACTCAGATTAGAAGATTGATTAGTTCTGATATGAATCCTAATAGAGACCCTAACTTTAAATTAAAATATAAAGATAGAGAATTTACACAGGAAGAATGGTTTAATTACTTTAATGCTATCAATACTGCTAATATTCAAGAAGCTTTCAAGGAAGTATCTGATAAGTTTAATGATATCCATGAAGTTGAGAAAGAACTTATAAGAGAAGTAAGAAGTAATCCTAGATATGGAACAGACTTAATTAGAGCATTAACTCTTGATAAAAATGGTAACTTTAATATTCCTCTTATAGACCCTTCACAGACTTTAAGAATACAAGCATTACTTAACAGTATACTGAAGAATAGGGTTACTAAGCAGAAGATTAATGGTGGAGCATTAATTCAAGCTTCTCCTTTTGGTCTTGATGAAAGTAAACAACCTCAAATTGTTTATAATGAAGATGGTTCTATTAAATATTTTGAAGCTTATCTTCCTTGTCCAACAGAAGAATTATATAATGCTTTATTAGACCCTAATACTCATGAACTTGATATTAATAAGAAAGATAGTAAAGGTAATTATATAGTACCAGAAAAATATAGAGAAGTAATAGGTTATAGAGTTTGACTAAAAGTTGAGACTCGCTTTAGTAGAAATACTAATGAATAATAAATTGGGTGAATTGCTGGAAAATCCTATATGGACAATCAGCAGCCAAGTATAAGTTTAAAAGACTTATAAAGGTTCAGAGACTAGATATTGAAACTATTTAAATAGTGTTTCAGAGAGAAAGAAGGAGTTATTTACTTAAATATTTGATAATCAATGTGTTAGATTAAAATGAACTAACATATAAGTTATAGTTACTAACAAATAAATTAGTAAACTTACCAAATAAATTATTTAAAGTAACATTTTTACTAATTAATTTTGTTAATTCAAAAAATATTAGTAATTTTGTACTAATAAAATTAATTATTATGGCAAAGAAAATTTATACTCAAATTACAAACCCTGACTTAAAAGTAGTTTGTACAACTACAGGAGAAATTGTCAGTGGTGTTAGTACAGTTAAATGTGATAGTATAGATGATTTTATAATGTGTTTTTTATCATCTATAAAAGAAGTAGCTTCTTTAGACGGAAACTCTATTCGTGTATTATTATTTTGTTGGAAATTCTCATCATTTAATTATAATATACCAGAAGCAAATATTATAGTTAATGATGTAGATTTTAAAGAAAGACTTAGATTAAATGGATTAAATTTATCAGATGCTTCTATTAACAATGCAATTAATAAGCTTTATAAAGCTGGAATGTTGCAGAAAAAATGTAGAGGTAAATATACTTTAAATCCAAAATATTTCTTTAAAGGTACTTTAGCTAATAGGTCTAAGTTACAACTTAATGTAATATATGAAACTAAATAGAATATAATATATCCACGAGTGCCCAACATCCTATATGGATGAAGATATAGTCCGTGCTTCATAGTAATATGAAGAATTACAGTATAAACAACTGTAAGATAACAAAACAACCAACTGAGGATAAGTATTCTATGCAACATATTAGAATAAAAGGATTCTTACCTAGACAAGTAGGTAGTGTAATTATATTACCTAAAGAGATTACTTCTTTAGCAGGCTCTGATTATGACGTAGATAAAACATATGTAATGTTTCATAGTTTATTTACTAAGAATAACTATAATATTAAGAAAGCTTGGGATGATTTTTATCAGTTAGAATCAAGTAAAGATATTGTTGATGAAATTGATAGGAATTATGGTGAAGCTTTACAACAGTATATTGCTGAACAAACTGATGGAGAACCATTAGATTCTGATGATTTAAATGACTTAGCTGAAGAGTTTAAAGGATGGTTAAAAGATAATAATATCAAGAGATATAATTTATCTGAAACTGCTCAAACAAGATTCTCTGAATGGTTTAATAAGAACAAATCCAAGTACTTAATAGATAGTTCTTTTAGTACATATGAATATGATTTTAATAAAGTAGAAGGAAATGACAAGTTAAGTATTTATAATAATGCAAAGGCTAATAGTAAGAAACAAAGAGATTCTTTGATGATTGACCTTATGTGGAGTGTATTATCACATAAAGATACTGCTAAAAGTATTCTAGAACCTGGTGGTTTTGATAAACCAAAAAAAGCTGCTAGAATTAACACTATCTTATATAATGTTGATAAGCAAACTCTTGCAAAATTAGGAGGTTTAAAAGGACTTGAGAAACTTAGTCTTGATGAACTTAATGATTTAGCAGATAAATATAAGGAGAAACTTAATCCATTAGTACCTACTACTTGGGTTACTCTTCATCAAAGAAATATGTCTGGTGCATCACTTATTCCTATGGCTGCTACTAATAATGCTTCTCATGCATTAATGCAGCAGACTAAACTTGATATTAAAGAAGAATATCAGTTGACATTTAATGGTCATAAATATACTTCTTTACATGATATTAAGAATGTAGATGGTGAATTTATTACCAGAAATATTGCTAGTTTCTTGGCAGCCTTTGTAGATAATGCAAAAGATCCTATTGCAGGTGATATGAACTTTAATGAAATCACTGCTTCAAGTGCATTTGCATTATTAAGAATGGGTGTAGGAATCAATACTATGTCACTTATAATTAATCAACCTATTGTAAGAGATATAGTAAAGGAAGTACAAAATAATAGAGTATCATTAGCAGAAGCAATCATTAATACTATTAATAAATATAGGAATTATAATGAAGGTTCTAATGTTAATAGTTATTACTCTACAATAACAAATTATAATTTTAAAGATGAAGACTTAGCAAATAATATCGTAGCAAGAAATTATGCTGATGCTAATAACTCAGAAGAGTATGAGCAGGATTTCTATGCTAAACAGTTAATGATAGGTTTTATGTTTGCAAAGCTTAATAAGTTAGCAGGTGATTTGAATGAATTTACCAATGCTACTAGAGCAGATACTCAAAATGGTGAAGCAGGACCTTATATCTCTTCAGATATAATTAATATTGAGAAAGTTGAAAAATTATTGATGGCTCCTATAAAAGATGCTAATTACTCTCTTACAGGAACATCAGGATTACTTTCATTTAATTTAAATGAAGAAGGTATTATTAATAGTCCATTACCTATATTACAGGCATTCTTTACTTATGGTGTAGAATCTACTGAGAAGTTATTTAGTAAGTACTTTCCATACTATAATAATACTTATACTAGTATTATAAATACTATAAAAGATATGACTAGATATGGTAATTTAAATGAAAAGCAGAGAAACAGTATATATAATGACTTTATAAGCTATATGCTAGCAGAAACTAGTGAATATAACTATAAGGATGAGGATGGTAATACTATATCTGAAAGAAAATATTATATTACTAAATTTCCTGCTGAGTTTGATGCTTTCAAGAAGGCTCATCCAGAGTTATCTCAATTACCTATTATAAACAGAATAAAGTATAATAAGTTTACTAAATATAATCCAGCACCATCTCTTACCTTCAGTAATGTAGGTAGAATTACTGATATACAGAAACAAGACTATGTTAGAAGTTGGGAAACACTTATGAACATTAATGATGAATGTAAGGATATGGCTATTAAGTTATTTCTTTATTGTACTTATAAGGGATTAGGTTTTAGTCCTAATGGATTTAGTCATTTGGCTCCTGTAGCAGTAAAGATGAATACTAGTAATTATATAGAAACTCTTGAAGATATGTATTTTGAGAAGGGTGATGTAACTAATTTTATAGGTCAATATTTTAGAAATCACTTAGATGATAGAACATTAGTACCAGATATTACTGGAGCATCTTATGTAAGTGAAGTTAATCTTGAAATAGAAAATTTTGATGTTAAAGTTGACTTTAATTCATCTATGGCTGATAAGAAGATTGCTAAACCATTTGATAATAAAAAGACTCCTGAATATTTACCTTATGTTCATATTAATTATAAAGGTGCTGACTTATATTTTGAAAGAGTAAATGCTCCTAATAGTTTAATAGCTTCTTATCAGAGAGTACAACCTTTAGGAGTAAAGAATCAATATGTAGAGTATAATAGTAATGCTAGTGAAGATATGGAATCAGTAGTACCTAAACCAAAAGCATATAAAGCAAATATTAATGATTATATTGATAATACAGATATTACAGATAATCAAGATATGGCTAACTTTGTTATGGAACAACAGCAATCTGCACAAGCAAGTTTACTTTCTATAATTAAGCAGAAAGCTGCTGAAAATGGTTATACTGAACAGAAACCTATTGATAAACTAGAAAGTCTTCCTCCTATAACAGAGGATGAACAGGGAAATAAATTCTGTGATAATGTAATAGCAAGTTTTTAATATGAGTAAATGTACATTTATACCAACAAATAAAGAGGGGAATATCCCCTCTTTATTTACACAATTAAAAAGTTATTTTGGAAATACTAAACAAGCATTATACTATTGGCAAAGAATTAAATCTCCAGAGTTTAGTAAGGCATTTCCAAATATTAGATATGATAATGAAGGTAATCCATTGATGGAAGACCTGATGTATAAAGTTGGCTTGGATGGTCTTAAAGATGAGCTTAGCCAGCTAAAAAATTTGAATCAGCGTAATAGTCCTATAGCTAGAAATTATACTAATGTAATGAATCTAGAGGAACAAGCTGTATCATTTAATAGAAATAGTCCTTATAGAAGTAAGTTTTTTGCAACAATAACTAATGTAGATGATAAAGTAAAGTTATCTATAAGACCTATAAGAGAAAATAAGGAAGATATAGTTCATAAGATTGAATTTAACAGTAAGTTAAATAGAAGATTAGAGCAATTATTATCTGACTGGGGTATAGGAGTCGGTGCATTAAGTGAACTTGAAGAAAAGCAAGAAATTAATGGTATAACAGATTTTGACTGTGCATTAACTACTGCTAATGGTTTAAAGACTTTAATTAGAGTAGCTAAGGGACAAAGAGGTCAAGATGTATTACCAGAAGAGTTTGCTCACTTTGCAATAGAAGTAGTAGATACTCCACTAAAGAATAGAATGACTAATGTACTCAGTGATGAGAATATACTTGAAAGAATCTTTGGGGATGAATATCAAAACTATATGAATAAGTATAACAATAATCTTGATTTAATGGCTGTAGAAGCATTAGGTAAGATTATGGCTGATGTACTTAATGATAAGGAAGTATTTAATCCTAATAAGAGATTATTTGATAGGTATCTTAATCAGGTAAAAGATAAATTTAAAGATAAAAATACTGATGATATTGATAATATAATAAATGAAGTAAAAGTACAGGTTTATAACTTAGCTAATGATATAGTAAACAATAGATATACTATGAACATTAGTACTAAAGCTCATAATACTAAGTTATATAATATTACTAGTAATGTAAATAAATCAACTAAAATACTTGAAAAGATTCTTGAGCAGGAGTTAAAGAGATTAAAAGTATATGGTGATAAGGAAGATTTTAGTGCTGCTCAACAAGTATTCATTAATAAATTACAAGCAGATTTACAAAATCATCAGGAGATACAAGGTATTCTTGAGTATATGAATAATAGTCTTGGTGTTCTTGGTAATCTTGAAAAGAAAATGGCTAAAATTGGTAGTGGTGAATTATCAAAGACTGAAGAATTCAAAGCTCTTAGAAATGTAAGAAACTATCTTAATTCATATGGTGTCATTATGAATGATATTAGAAAACAGATGAATGAAGCTTCTAGAGAAGGAGATGATAGTATTAAAGAAAATATTAAGGATATTCTTAATCAGAATGATATTATAATAAAAGACTTATCATCAGATTTCTATGAGATAGCCAAAGATAAGTTTACTGAATTTATAAGACCATTTGTTGGTGATGGTTTAGCTATAACTATTGGTAGAGATAGATATAAGAAAACATATACAGCAGAAGAATTAGTAACTTCTATGGATAGAGATATTACTTTAGCTGATAGATGGTTAGACTCTATGGCTGATTCTTCTGACCCTATGTTACAGATTTATGACCAAGTTGTAAAGAAACAGAAAGGAGAAGCTAGACTTGATACTATTGAAATGGCTAAAGAAATTCAAGCTAAAGCCAAAGAACTTGAAGATAGAGGAGTAACTGATACTTCTTTTATGTATGAAAGAGATGAAGATGGTAATCTTACAGGTTATTTTATACAAAAGATTTGGTGGAGTAAATATAAGAATGAAAAGACTAAATTCTTTAAGCAGATAAAAGAAAAATATGGTGATGAACCTGAAGGATTTGAGAAGGTTGCAAGAGATAATGAAATTAATGAATGGTATAAGAATAACACCTATAAAGATAAATTTGGTAATAGAAGACCTCTTATAGAAAAGTATGCTAATCCTGCTTGGAATAAACTTACAGAAGCACAGAAAGAATATCATAGTTATATGATGGAATTAAAGTCTAAACTTGATGGTGTATTACCTAATTCTTCTAGTGTATCTGTAGGTAAAGCTCCTCAGATAAGAAGAGATTTTCTACAAAGATTTACTGGTTCTTCATTATCTAGTCAAGGTAAATACTTTTGGGAGAATATGAAAGATTCTCTTGTTAGAAGAGAAGATGATGTTGAGTATCTTGATAAATCTGTAGTAATGGATTTTGAAGGTAATCAGGTAATGAGATTACCAATATATTATACTAAGGATTTACAGGATATGAATGACTTATCTCTTGATACTACATCATCTATGATAGCTTATATGGCTATGGTAAATGACTTTAATAGAATGAATGAAGTTATTGATACTCTTGAAGTAGGAAGACTTGTATTAGCAGAAAGAAGAGTTAATCAGACAGAAGGTAATAAGACTAAGACTGAACATTTTAATGTATTAGGAAGACAGATACATAATGTACTTACTAAGAAAGGAGATTCTACATACTTTATGCAGAAGTTAAATACATTTATGGAGATGCAAGTTTATGGTATTACTCATAAAGATGAAGGCTCTTTAGGTAAGATAGATGTAGCTAAAGGTGCAGATTTCTTAAATAGAATGACAGCATTAGGTACTACAGCTTTAAGTATTCTTACTGGTACTGCTAACTTATTGCAGAATTTAACTATTGATAGAATTGAAGCTACTAGTGGTAGATTCTTTAATCATTCAGAATTAGTTAAAGCAGAAGCTATATATGCTAAGGAATTACCTGCATTCTTAGGAGAATTTGGTAATAGAATAAAGACTAATAAACTTGCCTTATTCAGTGAGTTATTTAATGTTCCTCAGAATTATAAATCTCATGTAAGAGATATACAATGGAATAGAAAGACCTGGGCTTCAAGATTATTTAATAGTAATGCTCTTTGGTTTACTACCAGTGCAGGAGACCATTTTGTTCATCATAGAGCAGCTATAGCTTTAGCATTAAGATATAAATTAAAAGATAAAAATGGTAATCCTGTTGATTTATGGGATGCTTTAGAAGTAGTTCCTATTAATAAAGATAAACCTAAATTAGGTGCTAAATTACAGATAAAACAAGGTATTACCAAGATAGATGGTAGTGAATTTACTAGAGCAGATATTATTAAATTCAGTAATCAGAATAGAGCAGTTCAGAATATGAATTATGGTATCTATAATGATGAAGATAAAAATGCTTTACAGCAAAGAGCAGTAGGAAGACTTATAATGTTCTATAGAAACTGGATGAGACCTTTATATCTTAATAGATTTGGTAGAGGTAAATATAATTATGATTTACAAGATTATACTGAAGGTTATTATATGACTATGGGTAGATTTATATATCAATCTATGAAAGATATTAAACAATCAGAATTTGATATTATCAGACAATGGAAACATTTATCTGATACTGAGAAAGGTAATATAAAGAAAGGTCTTACTGAATTAGGTTTCTATTGGTCATTGTATGCTATTATTGCTGCATTAGGTGCAGCAGGGGGTGATGATGGTAAACATAAACCTTGGTTTGCAAGAATGTCAAGTTATGCTTTACTTAGATTAAGAACTGATATGGGTGTATTATTACCTAGTCCTTCAATGATTGATGAAGGATTGAAGTTCTTTAAGTCTCCATTTGCATCAATATCTTATATAACTAAATTAAGAAAGATATTAAATTTATTAGACCCATCTGTATATACAACTACTGTTAATAGTGGTATTTATAAAGGATATACAAAAGCAGAAAAAATTGGTTTAGATTTATTGCCATTTAGAAAGCAGATTGTTAATTCATTAAATCCAGATGAACCAGCAAGATGGTATAAATAAAAAATAAGGGAGAAGGTTTACACCTTCTCCCTTTTTTATTTTAACTTAAACAATTAAGTTCTGATTCTCTCTGTTTTGGTAACATTTTATTCCAATCTGTTTCATTCATATTCATAAGGCTAAGTAATTCTCTAGTATCATCACTTAATTCATTCCACTTCTTTAATGCTTCAGGATTATCTACTATAATATTATTATCTGCATTTCTACCAGTTTGTTCTTCTATATCTGTTCTAGGTTTTATTTCTTCTTTACCTAATGTACCATCAGGAGCTTCCTTATTATAAGTATTGAGTAAACTCATTGCTTTTAATAAATCTTCATCAGTACTCTGTGGTCCTGTAGGAGTAGTATCAGATTTTCCAATTATAATTGTAGCTTTGGAAGTATCTACAACATTAATAGGAGTAGCTGGAGTTACAGTTTTAACTTCTGACTTAGTTTCAGGTTTAGTTTCTTCTTGAGGTTTAGCATTAACTAAACCTGCTTGAATAAATGCATCTTTGTTAGCTTGAATAGTACTAGCCCAAGTCTTTTTATCTTTTTCTAATTCTTCACTATTAAGAAGCTCTCTTCTACCATTCATATAAGTAACTTCACCATTAGGAAATACCATATAAGGAGAATAGAAAGTAGTAACTTCCTTTGTAGAATTATTAACAGATTTAACTTCTTCTATATAAGCTTTAATTTTACTACCATTAATAGTAGTTACTACAGGTAAAGTACTTATATCTACTTTAACTTTCTTAGTAGGACTTAATTCTAATGTCTTAACATTACTTGCAGAAATAGTATTGTTATCTACTTTAGGAGTACTTACAGTAGTACCTTGCATAAATTCACTAGGTTGATAATCAACATTAACTGTAGGTTCTGCATTAAATGCAGTAATACCTTTATCATTATAATTAATAATTAAAGGTATTAAAGCCATATTAGCTATAGGTGTACCATATCTACTGGTAAATAAATCATTATAAGCACTTAATTGTCTAGTATATTGCTCTTGAGTACTTCTTATCTGTTTATTATGCCATATAGTAGTATAATGAGTATCAAGTTTACCTTCATCAGTATAGAATCTATATTTAGATGTCTTGAAATCATAGAATCTAAATTCTCCTGTATGTCTATTGTAAGTTAATAAATCTAATTCTCCAGCAATTCTCTTATCTCCTATTTTATTAAATACAACTATACCATTTGCAATAGGTATCTCACCATTAGTATCAAAGTATTCCTTCAATGATTTAGCTCTTGATTTAAATCTTTCAAATACTTCATTAGACATATTATCTGGCTTTTGTATAGCATCAACATCTCCTTCAAAAGCTTGTCTCATTAAATCATCAAATTCCTGACCATATTGTAAAGCTAAAGTATTAGAAGTTTGATTATCATCTCTTTGCCAAGATTCACCTATTATATTATGTACACCTTCATATTCATGGTATTGACCATCATCTTCAAGTATCTGATATATATGTCCTTCTCTACCTTTAATAGTATTATCAGGTCTTCCATTATCTAATCTTTTAACTTTAGCTTGGTCTTCTTTTAATCTATTTAAAGTAGCATTCATAGCAGCTATTACATCCTTTTTACCAGACATATAATCTTCATATGCTTGTCTTTGCTTTTCAAGAGCATAAGATTTTGTCTTAACATCTACATAATGACCATTAATTTTAGTAACACCATTATAGATAAAAGGACCATATATTGCATTACCATTAAGCTCATAAGCAGCAGCTAAATCAAATATTAAATTAGCTATATTATTTTTAGGAGATACAACACTCTCACTATTATCATAGATTTTACCATCTCTTACAAAATAAGTAGTACCATTTTTTAATGTTACTTTAGTACCTTCCTTATTTCCTGTAGGAGAGAATGTACCTTTAGGATTAATAGCATCTTTCTGATTACCCTCTTCATCATAATAATTGGTAGTAAACCAACTATTAGTCATTTGAGTATCTACTAAGTGAGTATAAAGTATATTATCATTAACTAATTTCTCATTATAATCCCCCTTATTAATCTCATTCTTATCAATATTAAAAGGAGTATTCAATGAATATAAATATTTAAGTATTTCATTATAAACATGAGTAGGGTCTGTCTGAGTAGCAGCACTACCTTCAATAGAACCATCTACATTCAATGTAAAACTACCAGTATTCTTTTCTAAGTTAATATTCTTTGTACCTTGAGGACCACCTTTAAGAGATAAGAATATAGTACCTTTATAGTTAAATATATTCATATGGAAGCTATTAGGTAAGTATAATTGCTGACATAAATCTATGAATAATTCAGTACACTTATCAGGATTAGTAGTTTTACTTAATTCATCAATAATTCTATGTATTTCTCTTGCTCTAGAATTATTTGTATCTTTCAATGTACTTAAATCAAATTCTTCTTGATTAAAGTGCTTTACTCTAATAGGTTTAGGAGAATAAGTACCTCTACTATTCTTTAATAATAAATATACTTTACCATCAGCTTGACTTCTATTATAAGGTTTCTCAGTATTTAAATTAGTATTAGTTATTAATTCTCGATTACTAACTATACCTAACTGTATAGGAGTACCATTCATAAGGTCTTTAATAGGTCTTGTCTTATCTTTAGTATATTTAAACTGACCTAACATAATCTTAGAGACATTAAGCTTTATTTCTTCTCCTTTTATTACTCTTTCCCTAACATTTTTAAGACCTACATAATTACCTTTTATAGCTGTAGCTGTAGATGGTAATATACCTACCACTTGGTCATTATGATACATTACTACTTCATCATAATCACCTATCTTCTCATACTTTAAAGTAAGTTCATCACCTACTTTTAAGTTACCTTTATTAACATAATCAAATGCACCTTTACTAACTAAATACTGATAAATATCCTTATAATTAGGATTAGCTACATCAAAATTAGTAAATGTATTAGCTGCATATTCAGAAATAGCAGACTTATAATAATACTTTTCTACTGATTTTTCTACATTTTCTACATCCTTTTCTAACTCAGTTAAATTATTAGTATTCTCTTGTCTTTCAGTTAATATTGGTCTATCAGGTTGAATACTATTAAGTACCTTATTTACCTCTTCATAAAGATTATCTCTAGTCTTAGCATCTACTTCTTTAGCATATAAGTTATATAAGTCTTCAATAGCTTTTCTAACTTCTTCATATGTAGCTTTATTATTATTATAATTATCTATAATCTTATTAGCTTTATCCCATAAATCTTTTGCATTAGGTCTATTAATATTTTCTGTTGCAGTTTTTAATGATGATAATACATCTTGTTTCTCCTGTACAGGAGCAGTAGAATTATCATCAGCACCAGTCTTCTCACCATTAGTATCAATAGTAAACTTTGAATGCTCTACTTCTTTGTTATCTGGAATAGATTGTTTTTCAGACATATCTTTAATAGCAGCAATCATAGCATTATTCAACTGCTGAGTATAATAATCATTAGTTAATAAGTCTTCATTATCTGTTATCTGATAATCAGGATTAGTTAACTCTTCATAAGAAGTACTATTATTATATTTCTCTTGTGCATAAGCTTTTAATCTTATTTTATCTTCATCATCAATATCAAGTTTATCAATAGCATTATTAACACTATTCATAAAGCTTTTAGATTTAGCGTAAGTACTACCTAATTCAGTATTATTATTAGTTAATATACTAGCATCTTCAATATTCTCTTCTTTAAATATATCATCAATATCCTTATAAGTAGTAGCATTGCTAACTTTATCAAGTATTCTTCTTACATCTAAGTCTTTCTGTTTTTGTCTATTTTGATTATCTACATTAGCATGAGCTTCATCTATTTTACCAGGATTAAGCATATATTCAATAAGCTTTTCCTTATATGATTTTCTTGCTTTACCTATTTTAATTAAGTCATTTAAATCCTTATCAAATCTATTATATTCATCAGCATCAATACCTAAAGAATTCTTTGCTATATCTTTAAGTGCTTTTACATTAAGACTCTTATCTGATATAAGTAAATCTGGATTCTCACTATTATTGAATAACTCTAATACTTTTATAGTATTTTCTATATCTTCAAGCTTTCTCTTATTACTATTATATTCCTTAGCATCTTTCTCAGATGTAAGTCTAGAATTATTATCATTAAGTACAGTTCTTACATCAGTAAGCTGCTTAATAATCTTTGATATAGTATTCTTATTGTTATCTCTAATAGAAGAACCTCTTTCTTTCCAATCATTAAGACTACTCTTTAAATAGATAAGTTCATTTAATTGTTCATCACTTAATGTATTATTTGAAGCTTCAATTAAATCATTTTTAATCTGTTTATATTCATTCATCTTATCTAAGAATTCAGTCTTAGCTTTATTCATCTGATTAGCTATTTCTTCATCAGATAACTTATTACCATTCTCATCAGTATAAGGACTTATATAATAATCTTTTGCAGTATTTATTTTATGCTGGATATCTACTTCTTCCTGCTTTAATCTAGTAAGTTCACTAGCATCATTAGTATTTGCTTGTGCCTGCTGATTAGCATTTAATTGTTCTGTAAGCTGATTTACCTGTTCATCCTTAGATACTTGTCTTCCAGTATTCTTAATAATAGATTCTATATTCTCACTTGAAGTATCACCTAAACCCTGATTAATCATTTCAACTAAATCATCAAGTCTGCCTACACTATCAAACATAGTTATATCTGATATTAATTGTGCATTCTCTGCATTCTTAAATTCAAATTCATCATTGTTCTGTGTAGCATTATTCATTGCTCTTTGAAAACCTTGATGTCTTACATAACCATCATAATAAGCTTTAAATTCAGGTGAATTTACTCTTTCATTAAGTTTATCTGCTATAGCTTGTTCTCTAGCAATTCTCTGAGTAACATCTCTATATTCTCCTAAAATACCACCTTCAATAGTAATAGGACTTTGGAATTTACCTTCTTTAGTAAATGACCTGAATCTAGGCATACCCATAGCACCTGTCATAGCACCTACTAAGAATTGTTCCCAAGTAGATTGGTCTCCCATAGTTTCAGTAAAAGCCTGCATAGAAGCTTTTAACCAAGAATTAGCTTCTTGTCTATTATTAGGGTCAGTAAGTGTTTTATAATAATTATCTATATCAGTCTTATAATAATCAGCAGATATATTACTTGCTAACTGCTGATTAACTTCTTCCATACCTTCTGATATAGGATGTTTTAATGTAGCAGTATATATTTCACTTTTAGTAGTTTTAGGTACATATTTACCTAAAGTACCTATTATTCCTCTACCACCAATATTATCTTCTATCTGTTGTGCTCTTCTTGCAGTTTTAAATCCTCTACCATACATCTTACCAAACTGTATTAAGTTTGATATAGTAAGTATAGGAATATTCAAAGCTAAATCTACATTACCCATATGAACTCTATCCTCAGATAATTTAGTCATAGCTTTATTATAATTATCATTTTCCTGTGCTACAAGAGCATTATACATTTCAGTTCCATAATAATTATCTTGTATAGACTTTAATCTTTCATTATGTTGATTAAGTAAATCAGAAGATACTGCTTTATAATATTCTCTACTATTATTCAATGCTTCTATTCTACCTTCATTAACTGCACTGGTAAAGGAACCTAAGATTGAAGCAGTAGCTTGTGAAGTCTGAGCAATATTCTTTATAGTACTTATAGTAGCACCTAAATTCTTTGCTCCAGACATAGCTAATCTACCTAAACTTCTTATAGCTCCTGCTTCTAAACCACCACTATAGAATGCACCTACAGTAAATCCTAAGTTCTTAATAAAGCTATCTCCCCAGAAGTTAGCAGTAAATAATTTATCCCATATACTGGCATCCTGCTCCTGTGAAGTATAATAGTTAGGTAATTCTCTTTCAGACAAATCATTTATAGATTGCATAGCTTTCGAGAAATCATTATCCCATAATTTACTTACATCTCCATTTTCTATAGCTTTAGTACCACCATATAATAAACCCATAGTACCATCAATAAAAGTAGTACCTGCAAGTACTGCTCCTTTAGCAATACCAGCACCTAATTGAGCATACCAAGGTTGATTTTCAGCTCTTACATCTGCTGCATCTCTAAATTCACCAAGTGAATAAACATCTTTATCAAACATTGATTCACCTAATTTAGTATCAGTATTGTAAAGAGGAGACTGCACTATATGAGGTGCAGTCTCTATAGGATTAATCATGTGTCTTAGTGGAGTACTTTCATTAATCTTATTTAAATATTCTATAGCTTCAGGACTAACACCACTTTGAATAGCATTATTCTGCTGCTGTAATTGTCTCCAATTCTGTAATCCACTCTTTCTTATATCTACTGGTTTCTGTATCTTTAATTTTACCATAATTGTTTATATTTAATTATATGCTTGTGGAACATAAGTTTGTGCAGAAGTAGTATTTTGAATACCTACTTGAGACTGGAACCACTGTGCTTGTTGAACATTATTTCTAAGTTCCTGCTCATAGTAAGCTTTATCAGCTTCTGTCATTTTTTTACCATCCATATATCCACTTCTAAGAGCATTTGAAATCTTATTATTACGTATCATAAGTCTATCAATGTTCTCCTCAGCATTAGGATTAATATAGTTACGAGAAATAATTCTTAACTTCTTACCTTCTTTATTGGTAGCTAAGTAAGTTCTACCTGATGAACCATATCTAGAAGCAGTTATATTCCACTTATTATCTTCATTCAAGAAATCTTCTAAGTCAAGTTTATCTCCTTTAACCCATTTACCAGATTTCTTATCAAATTTAGCTTCATATAAATCTCCTGCATTACCTAATAATTGTTTATAAGCTTCCTGTTGTGTAGAATTTAATGGATAATCATATTCCATAAACTGTTTAGCATCACCTTTAATACCAGTACTTATATATTTATTCCATAAGTTACCTACATTTCCAGGCTGCCAATTATTACCTTTACCTAAGTATTTTTGTGCTCCTAATGAGTCAAGGAAATCTTTAAAGTCAGATTTTTCTGTATAATAATATCTTCCTTGTTTATCTTTCTTTAAATCATACATTCTACCATCAGAACCCATTACAGCACCTCTTTTTATATTTTCTGAGTTACTAGTATAATAAACTTCTCCTTCATTGTAAGCTTCTCTACCTATTTGTCTTAAGTAAGTTCTACCATTCTTAGTATAGAAATACTTCTTATATTTCTCTCTTATTTTATCAACTTCATCTTGCTCTTCAGGAGTATAAATAGGTACTTCATTTATAGCAGATAATTGGTCTTGCTGTTGCTGTTGAGCTTGTATTAAAGCTAATTGCTGATTGAACTTATAATTCTCTCTAGCTTCAAAGTTCTCCATAGCTTGAACAGTATCTTGACCTATAGCAGACCACATACCTTGTTTAATAAAGTTAGCTGCTTGTCTTTTTTGATTTTCATTAGCCCAATTACCTATTTGACTAGAGTCATAAACCTGTTGATAAATAGCACTTAACACCTTATTAGTAGCAGTAGTTTCTCCATTAAGATACTTTTGTATATCATTTCTAGTTAAACCATGTTTCTGTATAAATGTATTAGTATAGTTATCAATAGGTTCTCCCTTACCATAACTACTTAAAGTCTTAGCTAAATTCTGTGCAGCTTGTGCTGATTGTGCAGTTAATAACTTACCACTATAACTCTGTGGAGTATAAGTAGGATTCTTCATATAATAACTAAGACCTAATTCACTAGGGTCTTGAGCAATTAATGTAGGGTCTTGTAATCTAGCTTGCCATAATACTTGTGCTTGTTGTTGCCTCTTATTATAAGCTTCTTCAATAGGTATTATATTACTAGCATATTGTGCTCTCATATTCATTAAGTTTCTTCTACTAGTAGTATTAATACCATTATTAAGTATATCATCAGCAGCAGCTTTTAATTGATTAGAATAAGCTTTATATATATTATAAACATCAGCATCTTGTGCATTATTAGCTAACTTTTCCCATTGGTCTGCTTTCATCTGTAATTGTGAGAAAGCTTCTTCTGCTTGATATTGTGCTTGAGTATTAGCTTGATATATAGGAAGTAGCTCCTGTAAGGAGTATGGATTAAATGTAGAATTTACTGTTAAACTGTAATTAGCCATTGTTACCTCTCTTTCTTGATTTATACTTAGATTCTCCCTTATTTGTCATAGCCCAAGGGAATGCAGCACTAGTATTTAATATATTAAAGTTCATATTCTCTCTACCAATATTACCAAGATTATTAAATAGATTAGTAAGATTAGCACTTCTTTCTGCTGCAAGTTGTTGTCTAGCAGCTTGTCTAAGTCTTTCTGCCTGCATAGTACCTTGTAATAAAGTATTTCTAGCTTGCATTCTAGCAGCTTGATTAGCAGTATCAGCTTTAAACATACCTTCAGTATTAAACATATTAGTACCTCTATTAAACTCTGCTACTTTCTGTCTTTGTGCTAAGTTATATTCTTCAGCTTGTCTAGCTAATGCTCCTAATTGATTCTGTGCATTATAATCTGCTGCTAATATACCTGCCATAGCATTACCTCTATTACTACTAGACTGATTAATTATTGCTCTTCTAGCTGCACCACTTTCAGCATTTAACTTATTAATATAATAGTCTCTATCAAATGGATTATATTGTATATAATCTCCAATAGGATTAAATGATATAGGTGTATATTGACCAGCTTCTCTTGCAGCAGTTAATATAGCATTAGCACTACTTTCATCAGGTTTACTTAATAAAGAACTTATTGTTCCTATAGCAGAACCTACAACAGGAGCATATCTTAAATATGTAGGTAATAAATCATTGTTTTCTTCCTCTTGGTATATCCTAGGTTCTCTTGTAGGAAAATCCTGTATCATAGTATTAAGTTCTTGTACTCTCTGCTCAGGAGTTTCTAAGTCAGGAACTTTAATATTATAATCAGTATTATATAAAGGAGTTCTATGTACCCAACCTAATTTACCATCATTTCTAAGTCTTTCATAATTATTCTTTAAATAAGTAATATCTTTACCTGTTTTATTACTTAATGTCTGCCAATAACTATGTGTATCAGGTAATGTTAAAGCATACTTAGTAAAGTTCTTATAGTTATCAGTATTCTCTATGTCTTTAACACTATAACCTTTATTCCTTATCTTACCTTGATAATAAGGAATATTACCTTTTAGATAACTATCTTGATATATAGGTTTACCATCCCACATATTATCAAATAACCAGTTTCTATCAGTATTACCACCTTCAGCAAACTGTTGTGGTGTATTATTAGGATTAGATTGATTAGGATTAGCTAACAGAGTATTATCTTCTTGTACAGGACCACCATTAAGTATTCCTAATTGCTCTTGTGGACTTAATTTATTAAATTGTCTCTTAACCCTAGATAATTTCTTCTTAGCTTTAACTTCTTCTTGTGATTGTTGTAAATCCTGCATAAAGGAATTAAATGTTCTTTTACTAATAGGATCATTAGGAGTTTCTTCTATTTCCTTACCTAATTTCTTACTAGCTTCTGCAAAGGTTATATCTTTACTTAATTTATATTTATCTGTTAATGTTTCAGGTACTTTAAGTCTATTACTGAATACATAATCATTCCATATAGTTTCTCCTTCTTCTACTAAATTAGGAATACCATCTTTATCAGAACCCATAGGGACACCTCCATATGGATTCTCAGAGTGAGAATGACCATTATTTATATATTCAAGTCCACCATTATAAGTACCACCATAAGTATTTAAATCTCCACCAAAAGCTTTTCTACCACCAAAGTTTCTAGCAAAATTAGCTCTCTTAATTAATGTTGGAGAATAATCTTCCTTATTAGCTAATATATGTCTAGCATACTCTTGTACACCCATATTAGCTCTATTTGCACTTTCAGTAAATTTACCTCTATTTTCTTTTTTAATCATAATTCCACCTTCTTTAAATAAAGGACCACCAAGTGCTCCTACATTATACATACCTTGAAGAAATTGATTTTCATTAGTAACATCAGCAGCTTGATTGAAATTACCATATAATCTAGTATTAGCTGCTTCTGCCTGTTCTCTTAATTGATTAGTTAATCTTTTAGCTTTATGACTAAACCATCCATCTTTACCTATGTCACGTCTATTAATATCTCCTAACATAGAAGCATCAGATAATTGATTCATTAAGTCATCAGCACTACCACTAAAAGAAGTATTAGCAGTAGAAGATATATTACCTTTTACTTGATTAATATTCTCTTTATTTAATTTAGAACCAAATATTCTATTGGTTAAACCTCCTATTAGTCCTGTACCAGCAGAGATAATACCTCCTAATAAAGGATTAACAGTAGATACCAAGCCTCCTAATGAACCACCAATATTACTGATAGTATTACCTGCACCAGATTGTAATCCACCACCAATTAAACCTCCACCTATTTGACCTACAGCAGTACCTATAGAACCAAGACTACTTTTAGCCATAGAACCTAAATTAGCTTTACTAAAAGTATTACCTAAACTAAAGTCATTTTCATTAGTTAAAATATCCAATAAAGTAGATCCATTAGTATATTCTCCATTAGAATCTCCTTCATTAGTATCTCCACCCTCATCATATAGATTAATAGGTTGTTTTATTGTATATAACTTATCTTTCTTTCTCATAGTTAATTGTTTTATTTTGCAAAGATACATAATTTATTTAATACTACAAATAAAATTAATAAAAAATAGCAGAATACTAAGTAAATACTTAATATTCTGCTACATTTTTAACTGTAATATGCTACATTAATATCATAAATAGATAAAGAAGTATTATATGTTTTAGTAAGTTTTATCTTAGCCCACATATTTCTAATTCTATCTCTATTGACTATTAATCCATTAGGATTAGCTTTATTGTTTCTAGGTATCTGATATCTCCAAGTTCTAAACTTCTTTCTTACAGTATTAATACTAGCTGTACTACTTCCACTTTGATATTCATTACTTACTTCCAATGTATCAAAAGGATACCAGTTTGAACCAGTAATAGTATTAACACTTGTAGTATCACTAGTAGTAAGTTCTACTGTTTCAAATATCTTATCTAAATCAAAGTCTCCATTAGCTATAAATTCTATAATAGCCTGCTTATTTGATTCACCATAGAACTTACCATAAAGACCTTTATATGCTTCATATAAAGAAGTATTATAATTACTATTTAATATCTGAATACTCTTATTATTTAAATTAACCCAATAGGATGTAGAACCATAATCATAAAATGAAGTAAATTCACCTAATAATTCATTATAAGCTAATGCAGTATCACTACTTATAATATATAAATCACTTGTAGTACTATCATATTGAAGTCTTACAGAATCTATTTTATCATTAGTAGTACTCCATAATTTAGGTTTCCATACATTAGTACTTATCTTAGTAAAGTAATTCTTGAATTTATTCTGTGATATAGGTGCTAAACCTTTATCATTTAATCTATATAATTCACTATTATAAGTATCAACAAAATATAAACCACTAGGAGTAGATTCTATAGCCCATTTATTCTGACAACCTATTGAATCAGATATATATTGTTTATCCTGTAATTTAGCACTATTAGCTATTTCAATAGGTACTCCATCAGATGTATTAATCTGTACTCTAGAGTTATAAAGTAATCTAGATATTCCACTATCTTGAAAGCAATAAAGATCATTATTAATCTTTCTTATTGCATTAAGTTTACCTTTATCTCCATCTAAATCAAATACACTTGCAAGAGTAATATTAGTCCAGGAATCTATCTCTTCTCCTAATGTTTTAGTATTAGATATTGCTATCTGATTAGGAAAATTATTTACTCCTTCATCTTTTATCTGTCTATAATTAAAGAAATTATTTCTCTGGGTATAGGAACTATTTATAAGATTAAAGTTAATATTAAGTACTCCAAGATTATATTTCAAACCTCTTTGTTTATCATATCTACCATCAAGATTTATCCTAGATTCTATAAAGAAAGAAGTAATATCTATATATTGATTCTTATCATCAGTACTATAAGGAAAAGTCTTTAAGCAATCCCATCTTTGATAATAAGTATCTCCTATAGTTCCTGTCAATACTACATTACTTGTTATATCAAATGTATCTCCTGAAGGAATAAAGGAATATTGAGATATAATATCTTCATTACCATTATAAGCTTCATAAGGAGAAACATCGGGATTCTGCACACATAAATCTGCTAAATAGAAATATCCTCTATTTATATCTGTATCATATAAAGTGAATTTATTTTCAGTAAAACTAGGATATTCTCTCATATATTTAGACCATAAATAATCATTGGTATATAATACTCCAGATTCTTTCCAAAATACTGAAGCTACATTACCATTATCTACATCTGAAGTATGTGATTTACATAATCTAGGTAACTTAATAGTTTTAAAATCAGAATCTCTACCAAATGATATTACTGCATGAGGTGTTTCCTTATACTTAATTCTAATAGGGTCTTGTGAAGTTACTTCTTTATTATCTACTATAACTTTATTATAAGTAATATTTGAAACATTTAATATAGAAGAGCCAATAATTTTACTTCCCAATATATTATAAGAATGAGTTGATGGAAATAATTTATTTACATCAGCACTATAAGAAATAGAATCTGTATAAAGATTATCCATATTACTATCTAATTTATAGATAGAATCATTATTAGTAGTAATAATCTTAATATCTCCTATAGGTAATTCATAGTAATGAAATTGATTTGAAATATCACTTGTTATAGGAGAATTATATTCATTAATAGAAGCATAAATACAAATTCTTACATTAGCTATTATTTTCTTTAAAGGTTTAGACCATACTTTCCTAGAACTTCCATCACTATTCTTTTTTTCTATACCATTATCAGAATAACTGGTTTCTCTATGCCATAAATAAGTAGCAAATACCCAATCTTTATTAGAATCATAATTACCTAAATTATCCCAACTGGAATCCATATCTCTCCATAAGAGATTAGATTTAAAATCTGTTACACCTTTATTAGTTATTTTACCTTTTGATGGGTCATTTAAATCAGTACCTTGAATTAAATAATTAGAGAATTTATCATCTACTTGTAATACACCTATAATCCTAAGTTTATTATTAGTACTTACATTATTGGCAAAATTATTAATATCAGGAGAATTAAAAGTAACTATAGATTCATCATAAGCAAAATCTTCACTATAAAGAGCTAATTCTGTTTCAGAAAGTATAGGAGAATGAGTATTAGATATGTTTTGTATTTCTCCTAGACTGGAATCATTACCTTTTAAAGGATTTAAGTGATTACCTAATGGAACCATTCTCCAAGAAGACATAGTAAAAGGAGCATTATCATATCTGTCTTTATAATTAAATACAGTAGAAGATATAATACCTTGACCTAATATAGTTCTTAGATTATTAGTAGGATTTACTATCAATACTCTAGCTTTAACCCAAGTATTAGTAAAATTAGGAACAGCATTATTAATATCAGCAGTAGTAACCTTTATATTAAGCACTGCTCTATTTACATTACCAAATACTGTAGTAGGATAATAATTTCTAACTGAACCTAAATATATAGGAGTACTGAATCTACCATTTTTATTTTGAAATTGTACTGCTACACCATACCATTCAAGATATTTAAAACCTGCTACATCACTATTATTTAATTGTCCTTCATAATTAAAGTAACCTTGATTAGTCCAAGAGATAGGTAATACACTCTCAACAAATTTTACTTTATTATATAATAAGTTTCTAATCTTAACAGCATCTGTATCAGAAATATCATTATTCTGTATTGTATAATTACCTATAAATAATGTATTATCTTTCTGTTCAAAAGTATTAGGACAGATAGTATTACCTCCTAAATAAAGTAACTCAGTATTATCTATAATATCTCCTGTAGTACCATTATCTATATATGTAATTTCATTACTATTATTTTTAATCTCTAAATCTACTACTCTCTTACATGTAGGAATAGCATCTTGTGAAGTTCTTATAATAGAGTAAATTCTAAGATAATCAAACTGCTTATCAAGATTAGTTATCTTAATTTTAAAACTACAATTAACTTTTTCCTCTGGACTAACACCAGTATCATAAGACAGATATTGTAAAGTAGATTGCTTGAATAAATTAGATTGTCTTCCATGTTTATCATAGTATGAAAACACATATTGTATAGTACCTTGAGGAAATTCTCCAGTACCTAATATTTTAGTTACAGACAAAGTTTCCTTTAATTGTAATGTAGCTACAAAATCTAAAGAACTGTTCTTATAGTTAGCTAAATTACCAGAGTATTTAGTATTATAATCACTCATTATATTAATTACTCTAGCTTGATGTAAGCCATCTACAAAATAAACCTTCTGTACATTTTCATTTTCATATACACCTAAAGTTTCTATTGGATATGAAGTATCAAAACCTAAATCTCCTGAAAAGACTGTAGTCTTAGTTAATTCATCATTTTCTATAGATATTCTATATATAATATCTGTTGTAACATAACCTCCACCAAGTATTCCTCTATAATGAGTAAATAATACTAAATACTTATTCAATACACAAGTACCTATTACTGTACCTGTTATACCTAGTCTACTTATTACATTTCCTTTTTCAAACTGTAAGGATAAAACACCATTATCATCCTTAGTTATTCTAATGTTTTTCATATAAGTAGCATATTCATTAGATTGAAACTTAGGAGACATATTAGTATTCATACCTTTAGGTTGAAAATTAAAATATTTCTTCTGCATAATTAAACTATTTTATTATGATTGGAATTACTATATTTAAAGTCTCTTACAAAGTGATTATTATATTGTAATAATGAAGTCCACATATTCTTAATAGACTCCATTTCCTGTACACTAGGTATAGTAAACTCACTTTGTAATTGACCTACATTCCAAGCATATTGCTGTTCTACATAATTAAGTACATTCTGATTTACTTTACCTTGTGTAAATAAATCACCAAATACTTCTTTCTTTATATACAATTCTAATGTTTTAAGATATAAAGGATTATCTATAAGTAATGGAAATCCATCATCATCTACAGGTATAGCTTTATATGCTAATCTTATAGTACATTCCTTAATAGAGGTATATAATACTCTACCTTGAGTTTTAAATGTTAATTCATAATCTCTATCATTATCTGTAGGAATATAACTAGATGTCATTTGTCTAAAGCATAAATTACTTTTACAATCCTTTATCTGTATTATTCTGATTAAATCACAAGGAAGTAATACTCTGTAGTCCTGTACAGTGAGAATAGCTTCCTTATCTTGATAAATACCATTAATACCGAATTTAGTCATAAAATCTAAAGTATGTCTAACTATCTGTTCAATATTAATATCACTAAGTAAAGGATTATCAAGTAGTCTTGAAGCTAATTCATTTATACTTATATAGTTTATTTCATTTATCATATTATTTATATTTTAAGATTGCATCAATATTACCTTTCTGTATTTCTTTTGATATACCTTGTTTAATATCTCTTATAAACTTAAACTGAAATATAGTCTTATTATTAAATTTAGCTTTATAAGGATTATATTTTAATTTATAGATATAATCTAATTCATATCTTAATAGAGTTTTATCTCTAAAAGCTTCATTATCTTCTTTCCATAAATCTAATGTCTTATTCCAATCTATAGGTAAATTAGTCTTTAATTTACCATCTTCAAATTTAATATTTGACTTATATTTAATAGTCTCAAAAGTACCCATAAAACTAGGTAATTCTATAGTATTACCCTTTTTAATATTATCTGCAATATCATTATTAACTTGTCTTATAATAGTATAGAATTCATGTTCAGTTAATGGTCTTCCTATGTTTAACCATTTATTTTTTCTAAGCATTTTATAAATATCATATATACCTATACTATTTCTTATTCTATGTAGATGTCCTCCATCATCTATCTTTAATATCTTTCTCCTAAAATTATCCATCTATCTGTTTTTGAAAGTCTGATTTCATATTATTTCTAAGATAATTAGCTAAGTTAGCTAATGTATCATTAGCATCATTATTATCATCTTTAGGTATACAGATACTATTAGTTAATACATTGTAAATACTATCACACATTTGAGGAACTAAACTATCCTCAAATGGAAAATCAGCATCTAATATATCACACTGCTTATTACTATCACAAGATAATTCAAATGCTTTTTCAAAATCTTCAAATACTCCTTCTAACTTAATACTCTTTAAATGAAGATATTGAGAATTATTTGATTTCATTAATAGCTTATTATTATCTCCTATACAGGAGTAGAGAATATTCTTAAAGAATTTATTACTGCCAACAAATCTAAATCTATCTCTATTAGTAAAAACAATTTTAGTATTTTCATATTCTGTATGTAGAATAGGTTTACTAATATTAATAAGATTAGGTATTTCCTGTTTACTTTTAAGAATAACACCTTGACATAAACCTTTATTCTCTGTTTCTAAGTCTAAACATATAGTTTGATAATTACTATATGGAATTTCTTTCTTTATATCTTTATATGTCTGTTTTAACATATAACTTCTATACTTATTGATTAAGAATAATATATGTTCCTCAGTATAACTAAAATCATCTGAAGTACCTTTTATTCTATCTAATATAATGTATATAATTTCCTTAACTTTCATAATATTATAAAATAAAAATCTTGATGCAAAGATACAAAATAATATCTTATACACCAAGATTTTAATTAATATTGTTATAACCTTTTAAACATATTATTTTCCATAAATCTATTTAAATTATCTTCTGTTATTCTTAACATAAGACCATCATTATATTTATGATGAATAAGACTATCTTTAAATACATTATACTTAGGTAATCTTATTAAGCAATCACTAAGACAATAAACAGATTTAATAATATTATTATAGTCCTCTTCTGTTATATACTCAGAGAAATCATTTAGTAATCTAGATAGGAATGTAAGAATAATTACTTTATTTACTTCTTTACTCTTAACATATCCTGCCTTAGATAATATGTCAAAGTACTTATTTAAAGTATCTACTGTAATTAAATTAAAGTCTTCCATTACATCCACAATTAGGTAATACTACATTAGATTCTATATCACTATAGAACCTTTTCCATAAATTTATAGCTAAAGGATATTGATTAGTCTTTAAAGCTAAATCTACTGCATTAAATTGAAGAATAGCATTTATAAAGTTATCAGGAGTACTACAATCTTTACTTAATTCCTTTACATATTGTATCATATTATTATATAATACTTGTGTATCTACTAATGTATGTAAAGCTTTATTTTCATCCCATCTACAAGGAGTATCTGCTGCTGGTGTACCTCCTGCTATTACATATACAAAGAACATAGTCTTATGTATATCTACATTTAAATCTTTACCATCAATATAAATTCTTACTCTATTATACTTATCTGTACCTTGAGTATATATATTCTCTTCTTTCTTTATAGGAGCACATTGTTTATTTTCATATACAGGATTTACATCAGTATTAAATGTTTTAGTATATATAGCTTTACTACTAGGACCATTAGCTATAAATGTATCTTGAGTATCAATAACTATACTATCAATATACATATTTTTAAAGTACTCTTCTTCTTCAATCTGTACATCAATAATTATATAGTTATCTTCAATTTTAAGTTCATTAAATCTTATCATATTATTAATAATTAAATGAAACAATAAAGGGTAGGAATAAACTCCTACCCTATATATTATGATACTGCACCAGCATCTACACTTGTAGCAGTTTTAAGAGCTGTAATAAGACTATTCATCTGAGTAGTATCTATACAAACTACTGTAATAGTTCTCTCAGATTTAGCTACTTCTACACCTGGACCAACATAAGCAAAATGAATATCCAATGTATGATAAGCTTTAGTTTCATCTACAAGAGGTTTAAAATCAAAGTTATCAGGATATGTAGCTTCTCTATAAATATCACCTCTAGTACCATGATAGAACCACTCCATATCTGCAATCTGCTTACCATTGTTAATAGAGTTACCTTCCTCTTTTTTTACAGTACCCCAGATTACATCATCACCATCCATAAGAATAGTACCACAAGTAGTATTAAAATTAACAGGTTCTACTTGAGCTACACCTCTTCTCCAAGGCTGTTCAACCTCATCAATGATAATATTAGTATAAGATTCTGTAGGTTTAAGAGCAGCAAGATTCTGCATTTTACCATTAACAAGTACTGCTACTTTAGTATCAGTACCAGAATTAAAAGTATTATGCTTAGTAAGTGATACATTGAGAATAGGTGAAGGTTCTCTACTAAAATTCTTAGCAAGATTAACTGCCATAGCCTTATAAAAATCTGATTTAGTCATATCTTTTACTGCATGAACTGCACCAAACTTAATATGAGTAGAATCATCACCAAGAGCTACAAAATTTCTTACTTCAACATTAAGTACATAATCTTGACCACTAACAGGGTCTGCATTAAGAGTTACTAACTGAGAATTAAGCTTTCTAGCCATATCAGTAGCCTTAGTTGATTTAGCATAAAGAAGATTCTTAATACTAATAAGGTCACTAGTAATTGTATCCTCTGTATCCTTATAAATAAGATATACATTACTCTTAGCAGTGTCTACTTTAAGTGTTAAATCACCTACTGCTGAAATAGCAGATTCACTTGACTTATATGTCTTCATTACATATAAGTTTCTAAATTGATTGTCTGAACCAATAAACATATTATTAAATATTTAATTAAACATATGCATAATTAATTATGCGTTATTACTTTTTACTTTACTTTGAACAGCTAATTGTACTGCTCTTTGAACTATCCTTTCATGTAATATAGGATTAGTTTCTCCATTTGATACTTCTTGTTTTTTATCTATATTTAAGTCCTCTAATGTTACTAATATAATAGGATTAGGTTTCTTTAAATACCTTACCTTATAATTAGATATATTATACTTAGATATAAGTTCTACTTTATTATCAAAATCTAATCTAATTACTTTTCTATTATTAGGAGATTTAAAAGGATTCTTTAATACTTTATCTAAATCATCATGTATAGTAGGAACTACTGATACAATTCTACCATTAATACAGTTATTCTCATCACTTAAAGTACATTGTTCATATATCATAAACAATACACTATCTTCTATTTCTACTTTATAAGATTTAAATGTGTTATTTATTAAAGTTTCATCCTGCTCTCCTACAGGAACATAATTACCTGTTTTAATAAGATTACTTAAATATTTTCTATTCTCTTCAGATTGTTCTAATTCCTGATAAAGTTCTAGAACTATCTGTTCTTGAGCTTTAGTAAGGAAAATAGATTTTTCATATTCATCAAAGGCTAGAGTATTTTGTTCACCTGAAACATCTTTAGTTATATATGGTTGTAATAAAGTATCAAATAAATTACTTAATTCTTGTATATCCATTATTTACTAGCTTGTTGAATATTATAACCTTTATCTGTACCACTTTGATTACCACCTTGAATATGGGAAGCAGCAGTACCTTCCATTGCTATTTTAGCAAGTTCTACTGCTCTTTGAAGAATCTCCTGATGAAGTATAGGGTCTAATTCGCATTCAGTATTAGTACTCTTACCTTCAATGGAAAGACCTTCAATATTACCTAAAATTATAGGTGTAGGTTTCTTAATATATCTAATAGAATACTTAGTTAAAGTATCATCTGGACCAATAATAATCTCTACAGAATTCTTTTTATTACTATTATCAAGAATTCTCCAAGCTTGATATAATAAAGGTCTCTTGAAAGGCTTATACATAAGTCTACTATATTCCTTATAATCTAAAGGAATAACAGTAAGTCTCACTGTTCCTGTACCAGCATTATTAGGTCTGGTAACATCAGCAAACTCATTGATAAACATCATAATATCTGTATCTAATAATATTTTCTTAGTATTAGAATGAATATCAAATGTAGCTGCTGTAAAGTTAGAACTTTCGTAAGTCTTAGTTCTAAGAATCATAGAAAAATCTATCTGTCTCTTTTCTGAACCATCAAATCCTTCTTGAGGTTTATTTGTTCTAGGGTCAAAATAAGACTTTACTATTTCATCTTGAGCCTTAGTTAAGAATACACTTTTTTCATAGTTATCAAGACCTGGAGCTTGGTCTGAAGTTATATTATTATAAAGTACTTCAAACTGATTTGAAAACTCTAAATTAGTCATATTGTTTTATATTTAATTAAAAATTAGTCATATAAAATATATGACTATCATATATTAGTTTTCCTTTAACTTTCCTTCAAGCATCAATTTAATAGTTTGATTCTTAGGAAGATTAAGGAATCTAGCTGCATTATTCAATGTAGGCTCTTCATTATTACTACATAGAGGAATGTTATTTTCTGTAAGATAATGGTAATTACCTTTAAGATAAATATTACCTGCTTCAATAGATTTCTTAATAAGAACCTTAGAACTTAAATAAGTATCAGTAACTACATTTAAGAAAGTTTTAGGATTAGCTTGAATAAGTTCATTAATCTTATTCTTCAAGAATTCACTCTTAGTATTTACATCAAGTGGTCTCATAGTAAGAAGTTCAATAACTACTCTCATAGTATCATTATCATCTTCCATCTTACCAAATTCCTTATAACACTGCATTGTAGCTGATACATTACCACTAAGTTTCTTAGCTTCTGCACCCTCTTCAATAATTACAAACTGATAAGTAGCTTTAGGTCTATCTTCAAGTTCCTTTAAAGAAGGGCATATAAAATTCTTATTAGCTAAGAGAATCTTATACTTGATATAATCATCTGCAATACTAAGGTCAAAGTAATTATCTCTCTTATAAAGAGTTACTTTATTGATACCTTGTGGATTACCACTATCCCAAAAGTTATTATGTCTATTATATACACTTAAATCACCATCTTCAAGACCCATATAACTCTCAAGAAATTCCTTTTCCTTATTAGTAAGTACATTGACATAAACACCACTAGATGCAAGTCTAGGTACTACATAAGTCTTAAAAGAAGTATCTGCCATACCACCAGATAATACGTGTCTAGGATTAGTAGTATTAGCCCAAAGACCTCCCATCTTAGGAATATATCTCACAATGATTTTCTCATTTCTAAGACAAGATACTAATTCATCATCATCTTCTTCAATCACTCTTTTAACTTTCTTTTGTTTAGTTACTTTCTTTTCTTTATTCTCTATAGGTGTTACCTTTGTAGGTAACTCCAAATCATCTAAAATTTCTTCCATATTTATTCTTCTCTTTAGTTTAAAAAATAAAAGGAAGGATAAGAATATTATCCTTAAATCCTTCCTTTTTATTTATACTTATACAGATAAAATATCAGGTATAAGTGACATTACTCTTGTAGGGTCTTTGATGATAACACCAAAAGTATCCATCTTGTGTACCTCTGTGCTATCTTCATCAGTAGAAGCATAATCAACTGAATATTGTCCTGTAAACGGATTTCTTATGCCAGGCAAGTAGCTTCTAGTCTCTGGTCTGCCCTTAATTCTAATCTTCTGAATGTTTGGTTCCTCAGCATTACCAATATCAAAGATGTCATATCTATAAGACTCTGCTACATAAGTAGAGCCAGGCATCTTAATTTTATTTCTTCAATTTGTTAACCTAAAAGTTTTTTATCTTTTAGCTCTTACAATTTATCATCTTGTAAGTTCAGCATATATTTTCATCTTTAAAAGATGTTGGACACTCTTGGAAAGATTATATTCTATAATTATTATAGGTTCACTTTCTATGCGTTACACTGCTTTTATATATTATTATAAAAGTTAGCACGATATTATCTTTTTATATAGATAGATTTTATCGTTTTTGCCCAATTTTCATTAATAGATTTCTCTATTAAGCCGCAAGTTTGTTTACGGTATCATCATAGCTATCATCTACTTCTACCTTAATATGAATACCATTAGGTGCAAGGAATTCAGTGAATTGGAAACCAGTTTTAAGTGAGTTAGTATGCATTTGAGAAGTAGTCTTAGATACAGCATTTACTGAACTATTATCAAGTACAATTTGCTGCCAACCACTACCATCTTTAAGTACTTCCTCATGGAACTGAATAGCACCAGCTTCACCAGTTTTAAGTACAAACATTCTGTTATTAAAACCAAGTTTACCTGCACTAATAGAACCAAGTGCATCAACAAGAAGTTTAATACTAAAGTGATTATAGTAAATCACATTACCTGCTTCCATTTGCTCTCTTAAACCACTACCTTGCTTTAATACAGCACCACCAAAATCAAATGCAGTATAAGTACCATCATTAAGTCTAGTAGATGTACCAAACATCATAGCATTGTTTTTGTACATTTGGAACTTCTCTTCAAGTTTCAAGTCCTCTAAGTGAATCCACTTATTAACTGTAGTATGAGTATAACCACTCTCAGTCTTCTGAATTACAGGAACACCTACAGCAAGCTTTTGGTCAAGTCTATTACCTGGAACCTTATGCTTAATTCTAATAGTAGTCCACTCATTGCGCATACTAGTTGGAAGAGAACCATTTATCAATTTTGTTATCCTATAGACTCTTTATTCTATAGTTCTTTTAGTTACCTAAAAGTTCGGAGCACATTTTAACCCTTAACCTAATATTAGGGTCTGGACACTCGTGGAATATTTATATTCTCTTTAATATTATATATTAAATACCTTCATATTCTGCTCTCTACACTGCTTATCTTGTGAATAAGTTAGCACGGAATTGTCTAAACAAGAGAGGTCTTCCGTTTTTGCCCAATTTTTTATTGCAGATTACGCTGCAAGGTAGCATAAACTTTTCTGTTCACCACCAACACCTCTTGAGAATTCTCTACTTACTGGAGCATATTCAGTTGAGAATCTTTCACCAGTTTGAAGTCTTTCTCTAGGAATACCACCATTATTGTGACCATAAGTCTGTACCTTATAAAGATAATTACTACCAGACTCTATAGGTTCATCAATAATTCTAATCTGATAAAGTTCATTAAGCTCACCAAAGATTACTTCACCAAGGAAGAAATAAGCTTCATTAAACTCAAGATAGAAAGGAGCACCATTAGTACCAACATTAGCACCTTCTGCTGTGATAGGAGTTTTATTCTCATCTAAAGCTCTAACAAGTGCTATATTTCTGCGGTCACTACCAATAACATCCCAAGTAATTTCTTGGTCATTATCTAACTCTAAAGTAGGGAACTGTGATAAGAATGTATCAAGAGTTTTACCATTTTTAAAAGCTAAGAGTTGCACCATAAAGTTTGATAACTTCTGAGGAGCTAAAAGACCCATAGCTGCAAGAGAGTTTTCTTTCATTACACCATTCCAAGTAGTGAATGGTCGCATCTGAAATCTACTTAATTTTCCAGACATATTTATTTAAATTTAAACATTAATAATCATATTAAATGTCTAGCTGCATATCTTGACCTAAGTAAGAACTCTCATCAAAACTAACAAAGCCAAGAGAGCCATCGTGATTTCTAGATGTAGAATTAATTACTTTTTCAAGATTTGCTAAACCTTTTTTTACTTCTCTTTTAGCTTGCTTACTTCCTAACTTACTCCAATCTTTAAATCCATTTGTTAATGTATAACAAATAGCAAAGTTCTTCATAGCTTCAATAGTATTTTCTGACTGATACTTTTGTAAAGCAGTCATATAATTACCATTGGAATCTTTATATACTGGTTTAGTAATAAAGTCATAGATTTTAGTTCTAGTAGCTTTATCTACATCTACATCACCATAAAGATTCTTGTCTTCCATAATAGATTTCTTAAGATTCTCTGATTGTTTAGTTCTTTCTTCTGCAAGCTTCTTCTCATTTTCTTTTGCACTATCAAGTATCTCCTTATACTTGTTATTATAGAAATCTTTAATTCCCTGTAAAGCATCCTTAGCATCATCTATATCTGTACCATTGTTAATAGCATCATTAACCATCTTTTCAGCTCTAGATTTACTAAAGCCTCTATTAAGATAGTCATTATAGATAATCTGTCTTCTAAGGTTTTCACCTTCTTCATTTTCAGCACTTAAAGATTCATCATTAATCTTATCAAGATAATCAAGAGTACTTTCATACTGTTGAATAATATTAGGTTCTACATTATTATTAAGAGCATCATTTATTCTCTTCTGTTTTTCATCAAACCTAGCATTAATCTGTTCTTCAATAATCTTCTGAAAATCTTCAGGTGTCTTTACATTTTGAATTGTTTCTTTATCAAGGTCAGGGAAGATACCATCTACAACAAGTGCATCAGTAATGGAAGAGTAGAAGTTTTTTGTTTTAGGAGAAGAACTGATATTCTTGTTATAAGTATCTCCCTTTCCTTGTATATCTTCATCTTCACTACCTACGCTCTCTTTTTGTGAAGTTCCAAATGGATTTTCTTCATCAAAATCAGTAGTTTCTTCTTTCTTTTCTTCTTTAGGTTCCTCTTTAGGTTCTTTCTTAGGAGGTTCCTCAAATAATGTGGAAATTTCATCTCCACTTAAAATATTATCCAAATCTAATTCTTCCATATTAATTTCTCCATTAGTTAAATTTCTCTGCAAAGATAATACATATTTAACATATATAAAAACTTATAATAAAAATAATTATAGGTTCTATATAATTTTAATTATTATTCTATTGTTAAAGTTATTTTTTCCTGTTTATTCTTGGCTCCTGTAAGGAGAGAATATAGTTTCTTGAATGTATCAGTACTATTAATAACTTGACCTTTAATCTTATTCATTCCAACTAAAATGCAACCCATAGTATCTGATTTACCATATTGAGAAGCTATATTACCTACATGTATTAAGATTCTATCAAATGCAGGAACATTCATAATAGTAGGTAAATATCCATCACAAAATTTAGCCCAACTTCTATTCTTAAATTTAGGTGATTGATAATCTAAACTTATATTATAAGTACCTATTGGAATAGCAGTATTACCCTTCTTAGTATTCTTTATTTCCTGTATAGGAGTATTCTGAGTGGTACCAAAATAAGGAGGTTCTAATGTATCACAAAAGTATTTACCATTAATATATAAATGTCCAACACAATAAGGATTCTTAGTTATCCTTTTTATTATTATCTCCATTTTCTGATAATTTATTAAGTTGTTTTTCTGTTAATCTAGACCTCTTGTCACATATCTTAATTTGACAAGCTAAAGGATATAAAGAATCTACTGTAGCTTGTAATTTATGTATAGTAGTTCTATCATTTTCTCTTAACTCTATAATAAGATTTAATTGCTTTCTAGTGTCTTCAACTATCTCTTTATATATGTCTAATTGTTTTTGTATATTATCTAATTCATTACCATCTACTTCTACATTATATTTCCTTCTAGCTAATATCCAAGTAACTATACTTGTAACAATAGCTATTCCTCCATTAATAAGTAAGTCTATCATTTCTTAAAATGTTTATATATAATAATTATGAACATTAATAAAGAGAATAAACCTATATATATTAATACTTTCTGTACTATATTTAATTGATTCTTTACTTTAATTTCTGTTACTTTCTGTAATTTAGTTATAGTATCAGTTTTATTAACTGTTACAGTATCTTTAAAGTACTTATATTTGTATCTATAAGCTACTTTATTATTATATATAGTATCTCCTTTCTGTATAATATAAACACTATCCTTTAAATAAATAGAATCATACTTAATCTTATCTATATATTTAATTTCAGTTTTTATTTGAGGTATAGGAACTTCTACTATTTTCTCCTTCACCTTACAGGAGCCTAATAGTAAAGTCATAAATAATAAAAATAAAATCTTTCTCATATTTTAAGTCTTTAATAATATGCAAAGATAATACAAAAAAATCTCTTATGCAAGAACATAAGAGATTTAATTATTAAAGTTTAAAATAATTTTTTACTTTATTTATAATATAATCTTCATCTATAAATTAGAAATCTAAGTAATTATTATATAATGTAAGAATATTCTATGATATTCACAGAATTTAAAAGTATAAGAAACTATATAAATAAACAGTATAGTAATTAAAGATACTCCTCCTATATAACTTAATATTACTAAATCTATATTAAAGTAAGATAATATAGAATTTAATAATGTAATAAAAGCTAATAGCATTGGAAGTATCTTTAATACTATTACTGTTGTTTTATAAAGTAATTTATTCATTACTTCTTTTTCTTAAGTTTACCTCCACAAGCATGTCTTCTTGAGGTCTTAGTTACTCCTGCTTTAGGAGTTACTGGTTTTGCTCTGTTTGTTTTCTTATTCATAATATATTAAGTTTAAAAATTCATAATGCAAAATTACAAATAAAATTTAGAATAAATATAGATTTAAGTATTTTTATTATATTATTTGTATAATTAATATTAAATTTATAAGATTTAAAAAGGATAAATATTTAATTTATCCTTTTTTTCTTTATTTTCAAAGATAATAACTTAGATTTAATGTGGTATATTAGCTTTTGTAATAATAGAACCATCATTATCTATATTTCCATTAAGACATAAATTAAGACTTTCAAAATTTACATTATTAATATTTAATTTTGCATTATCATTAAAGATAATATTGTTATAGCATTTAACATTTTTAGTAGTACCATCTGGGTTACCTTCACATACAATAGAATTATCCATAAAATTAAATCCAACAAATCTATTATCATTAATTGGAGTTAATGTTGGCACATTTCTATCACATTCTGTATATCTAACATCAATACTATTTCCTGCTATTCCTTTCCTTAATTTATTATTATAAATATAGACATTACAACAAGCATCATCGCAGAATATCGGTCTATCATAACCTCTACCATTGAATTTATTAATAAAGTTATTTCGTATAATACATTTTTTGTTAACTGTAGCAACATGAATAGCACCTCCATCGCTAACTACATAATTACGAGCATTTCTGAAATATTCATCTGTTTGTTCTATGATATTATCTTCAATACATCCGTAAGGATAATTTTCAAGTGTATCTTCTTTTGAGCCTAATAAGTAATTTACACCTGCTATTATTGCATAATATCCAAAATCTAATATTCTGTTACCCTTTATATGATATTTGTTACCACATAAGATAGCTCCATTGTTAATTCTAGAAATTCCCGTATTAGATATAACATTATTAAAAATATTTTGTGTACAATGTTCAGTATTTCCAGATATTGCTATTCCACTACAGTGACTAATTTTATTGTTAAATATATCTTGTTGCTGTTCTGCTTCAAAATTGATTAAAGGTACTAAGTATGAATCCTTAATATATTGTTTTTTTGACGAAATTTTAGAATCATTCATTGTTGCTAAATGCATTTTAACATTATGTAAATATAAGTTTTTTATAATGGCATTGTGATTGACTGAATACAATTTATTTACAGTTATTGGAACATAACAATTACCATCAGAGGAAAACCAAATATTTTCATTATTATTATAACAATTTAGTAATACTACATTTGGATAATTCTTTGAAAACTTATAATCAGAATGAGCATGATAGTGTCCATTGTAGTTAACAGACGCATATTTATGACCATTAATATCTACAATTTCTAATACTTTTGCAGTAGTAGCATAAAACCATAATGTCCAATTAATATATAAATTAGTCAAATCCATATTTAAATAGTCATAATCATCATTAACTGGTATATACAATAAACCTTTGTATGATTCACTATTTAAAGGTGTATCTAATACAGTTTCATCTTTATCTAATATAAGTCTATTAGATTCCCAAAAATCGGAGTGGGTAACTTCCCAAAAATTAAAGTTATCATCAATAAAGCCAAATCCAAGTTGTGATGGTGTATAGGAACATCTAAATTTTTTCTTACTGTCTTCTAATACAGGTTCGTAACTATCTGTATATAAACAAATATTATAGTTATTCCCTTCAACTGCTAAGGTATCTATATTCTGTGAAACATTTATAAAAGCATTTTTATTTAAAGATATAATAGAACTCTTCTGAGAACCATCAAAGCTTGAAACATCAATAACTTTATTAAAAGAAAAAGAAAGTTTATCGAAATTAAAAGTCTCCTTAGCTTCATTTGGTATATCATTTAATTGTAAGTAAGGAAAATGTTCCTTAATAAAAGGACATTTATCTAATTCATAATGATTAGTTATTAAGGTATAACAAATCATTTCCTCATAGTTAATACCTTTAGCTATAATAGCTTTTATATAATCATACATAGTATTGATAAACATATAATCAAGTTCTACAATTATAAAATCATTAGTTTTATTACCTTTTTTATCCCTAATTATTATAGGTACAAGTTGATTTTCCTTAACATAATCATCAAGAATCAACTCTGTATTATCCCAGCCTAAATCTCTATAGTTATCTAAACGAACTTGTATCTTTTCTTTTTTACTATCTTGTTGACGAATATCAATATATAGTATTAATTCATGATTTGGAAATTTTTCTGTAGTATAAATACTGTGTACCCATTTACCTAAATACATATTAGTATTATAAGTGTCTTTAGGTATAATAGTATAATCACTATTAAAGACATCAATACCGTTAGCTTTGTATATAGTCTTATTGTCATGATATATAAGTAATACAGGATAACCATTGTAATACTGATAGTCTGTAGGTAATATTGAAACTTCAATCGATTCTAATTTAAAATTATTTTCCGCTTTAAAAAAGAAAATAAAATATTTACTTTTATCAATACCTTCTTTTTTATAAATAGTAGTATCTTTAAAAACATCAGCATACTTGTTATTATTTATATAAGTATATAACAAATATATTTTTATTCCTAATAAATCTTTATTTTTAGCTATAGTAACTTGCCCACACATCCTAGTACTTAAGCCACTTACAAAATACCAATTTATTGGGTCTGCTGACCATGTATTTGCCTTTAAGGTATAGCGGTAGATGGTGTCACCTGATTTGTAGATTATGGTGAGACCTACCTTATGAAATGTGGTAGGAACAGAGTTAATGGCATCTTGGAGAGTAGCGTGAGTAACGGAACCTCCTTTTGAACAGTCATAGGTTAGGATTCCTAATTTACCTACCTCTGCTGAGAGATAGTTTGTTCCTCCACCAGTTATAGCATCATTGATAAGAGTCTTGTTGCTAGCATCAGTTATACCACTATTACCTTGTGGTCCAGTTTCTCCTACCGGACCTCTATCACCTTGTGGTCCAGTTTCTCCTACCGGACCTCTATCACCTTTTTCTCCCTTTGCACCATCAGAACCTTTTTCTCCCTTTGCACCATTAGAACCTTTAGATCCATTCTTTACGGACAAAGTTGTAGATGTACCATCACCAAAAGTA